GGAGCAAGTACACAAAGAATCATGTTAAACACGCACACAGAAAGAGTTAATCAGGTAATCAAAAATGTTATTGCTTACCGTAAAACAAAATAGTTGCATAACTGAAATTCATATGATAGATATATAAAATAAAATCTACTGTATGGATTATCAATGGCATTACAATCGTTTAATTGAAACAAGAAAAGATCGTATACTTGTTATTGGTGAATATTATGAAAAACATCATATTGTACCAAGAAGTATGGGCGGTACTAATTCTAAAGAGAATCTTGTACATTTAACAGCAAGAGAACATTTCTTAGCGCATTGGTTGCTGTGGCGAATATATCGTAATGATCAAATGGCAAGAGCTTTCTATTTAATGTCTGCCGGCATAGGATCAACTAGTGATAGGAAAGTTTTTTCTAGCATTGCATATCAAGAAGCAAAAATAGCAAAAGGAAAAGCTGTATCCGCTCTTAATAGAATAATAAAGAAAGGACATATCAAATCACAAGACACGTTGAATAAAATGTCAATAGCATTAAAAGATAAACCTAAATCTGATGAACATAGAAAAAACATTGGCTTAGGATTAAAGGATAAACCTAAATCTGAAAAGCATAGAAAAAACATTTCTATTTCGTTAACTGGGTTTGATTGGTCTAATTATTCTGAACGTAATGATAAGATAGCAAAAGCAAATGCCGGGAAAGGAAATGGCCGAGCTAAAAAGGTGTATCAACTTAAAGACGGTGAAGTCATTAATGAATTTGACACATTAAAAGATGCAAATATTTTTGTTAATCAATTAACACAGAAAATATTATCAAAATCAACGTTTCACAGATATGTTAGCAATAGCAAAATTATTGGTGAATATATTTGGACTTATAACATTTAATTAACTAAAATACATTTATTATGGATATGATGCAATGGTGCTTAGATAAGCACGCGGAAACAAACCATTACTATGACAAATATCTTCCGTATTCTTTTCATTTAAGAATGGTGGACACGGTAGCTCAAGAATACAAATTTTTACTTGATGCTAGTTATGATTATTTTGGAAGAGGAGAACGTAAACCTTTTGCAGCGGAAGATAACTTTATTTCATTAAGAACAGCTTGTCTTAGAGCAGTTTATGGGCATGATCTTATTGAAGACTGCCGGGTATCTTATAATGATTGTGCATCTGCTTTAGGACAGGCTGCTGCAGATATCATTTACGCGGTAACAAACGAAAAAGGAAAAACTCGAAAAGAGCGCGCCAATGATACTTATTATGCTGGAATCGTTGCTACACCTGGAGCAGTCTTTGTTAAACTATGTGATAGAATTGCAAACGTTCAGTACGGGATCTTGACAAAATCTCGAATGACTGAAATGTACAAAAAAGAAAATGAAAACTTTATCACTAAACTTGGCTATACACCAGATCATGCGCTTGCTCCCATGTTTGAAGCACTAATCAAGTTGTTTGAGAACTAATATGTGATAGAAGAATATAATTTCTAAATCATATTATGAAAACTATAAAAGACTGTGTTAACTGTATAGTTACACCAAATCTTACTGGAACCATAACTTACCTGGACTTTGAGCAATCAGCAACAAGTCCAGGTGAGTTGGGTTTAACGGTAAACCAAAAGATTATTCAACTTGAGCCACAAAGTACGTCAGCAACTATATCTGATGAACAAGTCAAAGATCTTGCTGCTACACATATAGATGCTGTTGGTATGTTAAAATCTTCCTTAGTAAATGAAGATGATCAACGAGTTACAAAACGCATCTTTGAAAAGATGTGGAACATGGGACATACTTCATATCTTAAATCTTTCACGCTGTTTCAAAAATGGGCAAATAAGTGGTTTGGTTATATGCCTGTACAACTTGTTAAGTCTGACGAAGATCTAATAAGAGTAATCGTTTTACATTCAAATAGAATTGCTGTAAAGTCACGTAGAGGACCTGGTAATTTTATAGTTGTTTCATCAGAGGTTGGTGCTAGGTTACAAGATTCACCAAACTTTGTTTTTGAACCATTAGAAGGACTTGTGTCAGGTGGTACGTGTGTTAAGATAGGCACATTAAATGGACGAATAGAAATTTACGTCAATCCATATATGAAATATGATGAATGTAAATTTATTATAGGTAAGACTACACAATCTAATGATCCTGGACTTTATTACGTAACTCGTGATGTAGTTGATGAACTAGAAGTTAAACTACAAGATCCTTTAAACTCAACTAAATATGCAAATGTTCGTCATGAATGGCTAGGCAAAATTGGAAGTAATGCGTCTGACCATTTTTACACAGTAAGATATTCTGATAAGAAACACAACTTATGGAAACACTTAATCTCTAAATACTTATAAGTAAACTACATAAGATCTGTCTGCGGATATATACTAAAAATACGTAGACAGAATTATGCCATATACAGGACCTATATATACACGACAGATTGGACCTGCGCCGTTAGGCACAGCTCTATCTTGGTCTCAAACTGATAATAACTTCCTTCTCCTTGAACAATTAGCATTAAGTGCTTTAACAGGTGGTAACACTGGTCCTACAGGTAGAACTGGTCCTACTGGTCCTACTGGTCCAACAGGTCCTACAGGTAGAACTGGTCCTACAGGATCTACCGGTGCTACTGGAGCAGGTCCTACCGGTCCTATTGGTCCTACAGGATCTACCGGTGCTACAGGACCATCTGGCGTTGGTCCAACTGGTCCAACAGGTTTACAAGGATATGACGGACCAACTGGAGCAACAGGATCTACTGGAGCAACTGGCGCACAAGGTCCTGGTGGACAGCAAGGACCTACCGGTCCGACTGGAGCTACTGGGCCAGTTGCAGCAACTGGAGATACAGGTCCTACTGGAGATACAGGTCCTACTGGTTCAACGGGTCCTACTGGCCCAACAGGAGCTACAGGCAGAACAGGACCTACTGGTCATACTGGTGCAACTGGTGTAACTGGTCCTACCGGAGATATAGGTGCAACCGGAGCTACTGGTGCAAATTCAACAGTGCCAGGTCCTACTGGACCTACTGGTCATACTGGTGCAACTGGTGTAACTGGTCCTACTGGAGATATAGGTCCTACAGGAGATATAGGTCCTACTGGAGATGCTGGCCCAACAGGCCCAACTGGTAGAACAGGTCCTACCGGTAGAACAGGCCCTACTGGAGCTGTAGGTGCTACTGGTGATACAGGTGCTACTGGTGCAATAGGTATAGGTTATGATGGTTTAACATCTACAACCAATGTTAATTTTGCAACAGGTACTACTGCTTCATGGGCGGTTAACTTAGCAGACACAGAAACAGCTTTTATTATAGGTCAACGAATTAGAGCTATTGCTTTAGGTGGATCATATATGGAAGGTGTTATTACTGACTTTATTGGAACAACGTTAAGTATAGTTCCTGACTTTGCATCAACTACAGGAAGTTCGGCAAATTGGTCTTTTACAGCGGCTGGTGATAGAGGAGTTACTGGGGCGACTGGTGCGACAGGTCCCACTGGTCCTACTGGAGCGCCATCAACTGTAACTGGTCCGACAGGCCCGACAGGCCCGACAGGTAGTGTATATACGTCAACATCAAGTTCAACGTTTACAGTACCTTCTGTTTCTCAGTCAAGAACATTTACAATAGGAACAGGACTTTCTTTTACACAGCCGCAAACTATTGTAGTTTCTCCTGATATTAACTCCACAGATTATTGGACAGGGGTAATTTCTTCATACTCACCTGTGAATGGAAGTGTAACAGTTTTCTGTGTTAGCATAAATGGTATAGCTGGGACTTCTTATTCAGCGTGGACAGTTAATTTATCTGGTTCTTTAGGACCAAATGGAATAACAGGAACAACGGGTGCTACTGGTGCAACTGGACCGATTGGACCAACAGGCCCGATTAATACAATAGGTAATACTGCATATTCATTCACCGGATCACAAACTTTAGGTTTAACTGCAGGTAACACAAGTTTATTATTAGTACCGGGTTTAACAGCTTCATTTACTATCGCAGATGATTCACTTGTAATGTTTCACACCGATGGTGGGTTTGGTATAAACGTTACCACGGTTGGTGCAATTTCCACAGCTGATATTGCATTAGTCATAGATGGTGTTACAGGATTCGGTCCGGGTTATCGAAGAATAACTTCAGCAAACGTCTCGGGAACTGCTACTAACAGTATTTCAACACCGTGGTCAATATCTGTAGTCAAACCTTTAGCTGCAGGAACTCATACAGTATGGGTTGGGGCAGCTTATGTTATTGGGTCTAATTCAAACGTATCAGGGAATAGCACCAATGCTAGATGTGGATATCTTAGCATCACAATATTAAACAAATAACATTTTAAATGGCAACAACTTGGAATAACTTAAAAGTGAAAATCTTAATTGAAGAAAAACTTGCAGGATACTTCATCATTGAAGAATCTGCGTGTAATGTAGAAAGTCTAAATTTCTTTTATAATGATATGGCAGATAATATCTTGCCAGCACAAATTGTGCCTGATGGTTTATCAAGATATTCGAATGATTGGACTATAATGACAATTACAAAAGATGAAAATGAACCTCTTGTTATTGAACGTGATGATTTTGAAACCGAATTGATTACACAGAATGAAACTTTTGGTGATTACATACTATCAGTTTTACCAAACATATAAATAAAGTTGTTAATAACTTGAGACCCACAAATTTTTATTTGTGGGTTTTTTGTATTATTTTTAACTATCAATTTAAAACTACTACTTATGGAAAGTATAAAATTATTAGGCATGTTTTTACTTGCCAACTTGTTTCTTTATGGTCTTGGATCATTTATTGCGTTTGATCCTAACCCACTGCACTGGTGGTTACTTAGTTCATGGGGTGGTCGAGTACTATTCTTATTCATTGAAATGTATATAATAGGAACTTTAATAAAAGATTAATTATGAAAGAAATCACATTAGGAAAAAGGACTTTACAGTTTCAAGTGCTTTGCGAAGCTAACGAAGCTGACAGCTATGAATACACAGAATTTTACGAAGGAACAGAAACCGTGACTCGCAAGAAGTGGTTATTCTTTGGTGAAACTATAACTGAAGAAAGACCAAAGTTAGTTTTTACAATTTATAGTGACATCACAAGCCCGAGACTTACAAAAGAATATTGGAGGCGTGAAATTAGTAAACAACTTGAATTACTTGACCGCAGGGACGAAATCCTAAAAGGAGAATACATTTAACTAAACATAAAAAGAATGACAACATTAGAAAAAGTATGGTGGTACACAGTTATTGCAATTGTAGCAGGATTTGCTAGCGTAGGAATTTATATGATCGCGGCACCTAAACATATTGTAAGATATGAATTAGGAGGAGCATATAACAACGGTGTTCCAGAGATTCATGTAGATATTGAAAATGGCACCGATGAAACAATTCGTTTATCCAAAGATGTATCTTGGCCCGCTGCAGTTCAAATGGTGGATTCATTAAACACTGGATTAGCAAAACATCCAATCAGATAATATGGTTCAATCATCACCAAATTTTATTATTACTCTTACTCGAGAAATCAAAGTTTATAGCGATGGATCCGGTGACTTAGATGGTTTATCAGTCAATGAACTTAAAGAAATTGTGATTGCTTTAAAACGTAAGGAACTTAATAATTACATTGCAAAAAATAAGGCAGATGTATTTGTTCAAGCCCTGTACGAAGACATTGATGATTTACCTTTTAAAGATACTCGAGACATTGCCGTACTAAACAAAATAGGTAAATACTTTAATTTATGAAAGTAATCTTTCTAGACATTGACGGTGTTTTGAATGTAATCCCACAAGGTCATGATGCTTTTGGTGGAATTTTTCATTCAGACTTTGTAGATAACCTAAAACGTATCATTGATGAAACTGATGCTAAGATCGTTATCAGTTCTTCTTGGAGACATAGCGGTTTACAAAAGATGCTTGATATGTGGGAGTTTAGAAATCTGCCTGGTGAAGTAATTGGTGTTACGCCAGATCTTTATCGTTTCTTAGATTTTGAAGGTGAAAGAACAATGGTTCGTGGAGATGAGATACAAGCAGTTCTCAACATTCATCCAGAAATTACACATTATGTTATACTTGATGATGACACTGATATGTTAAAACATCAATTAGGAAACTTTGTGCAAACGTCAAATAACATTAATCACCCAGACTGTATTGATATCGGATACGGGCTAACTAAAGAATGTACTAACAAAGCAATACGAATCTTAAATGCAAAATAAAGAATTTATCCTATGTGCCGCTATATGGTACAAAGACATACCGATTAAAAAAGAAATCCCACAAGTTCTTCCAAAGAATTGCGATAAAGGATTAGTAGTCTTAGGACATCGTCACGGCCAATGTATGTGGACTATGAGTTCATTAACAGGTTTACGAACATGTGAAATTGGTGAAGACTGTGCTGGTGAATCCGAACAAGGGTTTCTTACAAGTCTAAATAGGTTTGTTGGACGGGAAGAAGGTTTGGAAATTGCTATGCGTGAAAACCAAGTAAAAGATCTTAGAGAAATTCGAGGTAACAGATTATTCTCTGAAGACCTCTATTAATTAATAATGGAATTGCTGTTAAAGTAATTAATGTACTGTAGATGTACATGGTTACATTGTAGCAGTCATAATATAAACACAAATGAAAGTAATATTTTTAGATAATGACGGAGTAATCTGCTTAGCAAATAACTGGGGTGGACGAACAAAGAAATTTGAGAAGTACCGCAAACTACATCCTGAAGCAACTTCTTGGACTCAAGTTGATGTGTTTCATAGGTTTGATAATTTTGACAAGAAAGCTGTTAAAGTACTTAATGACATCTTAATTAGAACCGGAGCGGAAATCGTTGTAAGTTCTGATTGGAAGAAACATGCTACACTTGAAGAACTTGGCGATTATTATGAATCTCAAGGTATTGTTAAACGTCCTATTGCTTTTACTCCTTCATATATAGGTTGTGATAAACCTGAAGATTTTTCTTGGAGTTTTTCAATGAGATACGAACAAGAACGTGCTATTGAAATTGCACAATACTTAAAAGATCATCCGGAGATCACTCATTGGGTTGCAGTTGATGATCTTGACATGCGTTATGATATCACTTGGACGGACGGAACTGAAGACATACAACCTTGGGGTTTGAAAAACTTTGTTTACACTGCTATCATGAGTGAAGGTATAAAACAAGCTGGTAAGAAAGAAAAGATCATAAACTTTTTAATGGACTAATATGTTTACATTTTCATTTAAAAGTATTGTCACGGATAAAGTTTATCGTGCTTACATTAACACGGGAAAAGTTCCAAAAGGAATTATAACAGTTTTAGCAAAAAAAGGCAATGGTTGGAACAGAATTAACTGATAAGGAATTTGCTATCTTCTGTGGATTAACATCAGAAATTAATGATGAAATTAAAAAATTAGCAAGAAATGATTAATTGGAAAGAAACTGCCATTGGACACGAAATGGGTCTAGTGATAATTGAAGACAACAAGGTACAACATTCATTAGTGATAGTTCTTAAAGAATATGAATGGGCACCTAACCGTGAACCTTACATCGCGGACTTAGAGATTGTTGCTGCGGATAGCCCAACACTACATGTAGGAAACATTATTAAGTTGCCACTTCTTACTCATGAAGAAGAAGGTTTCTTAGTGTTTGCTCCGTATCCTAAACATCCAAACAATGAAATCCGAATGCATGCAAAACTTGAGTTTTATCAGTTAGTTGAGCCGTAAAGTTTAACATAAATTTAACACTTTAAATTTGCTTGGTATGTAATTTTTGGTTAATTTTATACTATAATTAAAAACAATATAAAACTTATTCACTATGTTAGACTGTACTCGTTTCAAATCTATTAAAAGCACCAAGCCGGTTGCTACCGTTTCTATTTCTTCAATCCTTGATGAAATCAAATCAGACAAATATCGTGATGCAATCCTAGAGATTCGTAAAGATGATAATCCGTCTAAATCTCCTCTTAAAGATAAATTACCTTGCTTTACTCCAACTGGTGTTTTTAATCACAGGTCAATTGCCGGTATGGAAAACTATAACGGATTAATCTGTTTAGACATTGACCATGTTGAGGACGCCGAGGCTCTTAAGGCACGAGCCTCAAAATTATCTTATGTACATGCTGCATTTGTTACTCCATCTGGAAACGGTCTAAAGGTCATGATTAAAACAAATGCTACTCCGGAAACTTACAAGGCTAAAGAACTTGAGGTATCTGAAGCATTCGGTCTTGATACAGGCGGTATCCGTGATAACCGTTGCAAGGATATTGCAAGAATCCAATTCGTATCTTACGACCCAACATTATACTTTAACCCATCATCAAAATTATTCTAATATGATAACAGAATTTCAACAATACCAGGTTGCAGCTCTAATCTATAATTTGGTTTTCTTAGGTTATTTTGGAACAGTATTTAGTTCCAAGGACGGTTTAAACCGTTTTATAAAACTTCTTACGTTGGTAATCTTTGTCGTAGGAACTATCTTTGCAATTGGAATGATTCGTAATGGTATTCATTTTAATATCATTACACATACTGTTTGTGTTTATGCCGCTGCAGTAGGAACACTGTTTTTATTTGCTAAAGATAGCAACTGGAGAGCTACTATTACTAAAATGTGTTGCCTTGCCTCGGTGGTTGCAACTATCATTTACTTTTACTTGTAACAACTAATATGAAATAATATGAGTATCTTAAAAAATCTTTTTGGGCAAAAAAACAAGCCCGCGGAATTGCCTATTGAAGGCGCGCAAGTTGTGGTTGCTGAAATCAGTGAAGACCAACGTTTAATTGATGAAATTCATAATGAATTTGACACAGCACCGGATAGAATCTTGCAAGAAGCACTTAACATCATCAACAAAGAAAAGGATGTTAAAGTTGTATTGGAAAGTTCAATTACAGAAAAAGCGTTAAGACTTAAAACATTAGGTTTTGAAAAGAATGCGCTTGTTCACAATCTTACACACACTGAAAGAGACATTAAGAAGTCAGCTAGTGTAATTGACATGAATGCTGAAATGGCACATCGTGTTAAGTATTACACAAGCACATATCCATTCTTAAAGTTCTTACCAGAATCTGAACTTGACAGAATCTGTGACAAGTACGGATTGGTTTATGCACCAGTAAAACATTATAAAATGCCAGTTCCTGAAAAGAACTTACATGAGATTGAAAATGCACAAAGTCTTAAATCATCTGATGAACAAAAGAATCTTATTACATATCAGTTTGCTCCTAAGTATGAATCTAGTCGTTCTGATTTTAACAAGTTAGTTAAACTATTTGGAAATGATACTTTTACTGAAGATGAATTAAAAGCAATTCATATACAATATTTTGGTGATACTAATCAACACAGGCTATCTGATACTTTTTGGTATTATGGTTATCTTGCAGAGAAAGGAAAAGTAAAAGATCCTGTAGTCCCTAAAGGTTTTATCGCCGACGCAATAGAGACTACATATAATAGAACAGGGTTATTCATCGCTGCACCAAAAGAACACTTTGACTTGAGTGGATTAACCTTTGATGAAAAGAAAGGTTATTATCAAGCACAAGTTCGTGTGATTAAAGATCCAATTGTATTCCGTTATGTAAAAGGTGGAATCCAAGTATTATCTAAATGGGGTTTAGAAGCTGAGGATCCAGCTTTACAACATGAAATTTTAAACTAATTATACAATATGACAGATATAGAAAAAGTAGACAGCTACAAAATTAAAGTTAAGGAAGCTTTAGCAAATAATCCTCAAATGATTATTGGAGAACTTACAGAAGAAGATGCCGCTCACGTTAGAGATATTGCGTTTTCAGTAATTATGTCTCGTGAAGGAATCTTTAGTGCAGGTGGATTCGTAAGTGCAATACTTGCCAACGATCTAGAAGATGCTATCGGTAGAGCTGATACTACTTGCTTACGTGCATTGAAGTTCTTTGTCTACATAAATCGTTACCTTTAAGTTTCACCTAAATTCATAAGGGATAAATAATAGAAATAACTATCCCTTATGAAAAACTATCAGGAGTTCTTGGTGCAAGAAGGTGAATCTATGACTATTGAAAACTTAGCTAACATATGTAAAGATATTGTTAGAAAAGTAGTTGAAACTGTAAGTGTTCCTCTTGGGTTAACACAACAAGCTATTGTTCTTATGGACAAGCCGTTTCCGCATATTCATTGTCAAAGAGAAATTTTTGAAGATAACCTAGATGAAAACAATAAGTTTATAGCAGATGAATGCTGTAAAACTTTTGAAGTTCTTGCTGAAGGTTTTGGTTTAACTGTTAACACTGTTAAAGATGGTGATGAACACGGAAGACCTGGTGATGTATTAGCAAAAGCTGAAATAGTTCAGCAATAAAAATATTAAAGATAATGTCAGCAACTAAAATTTGGCCTATTAACGGTACTGGAAGTTACGCACCAGAAAGTAACACACAAATAGCATTCGGAGGTGTGGTAGGAACTACAGGCATTGATGGAGTACCAACAGCTGTAGTGACAGCGATTAATGCGCTTGGCGCAACAAATGTTAAAATAGCCGAACTTGATGTTTGGGTAGCAAGTGCCGCGTCAACAAGTATAGTTTTTGCAAGTACATATGCTGGCACAACTGGTGCTCGTCAAGTAAAATATTATAATGGAAAACGACCAGCATTTGGTTTAGATGGAGATATTACTGCAATACTTGTTGCTGCTGCATCACCAAATGATTTAACTATTATTGACAACAGTGGGAAAACTGGCACGTTTCCAGCAGGATCTCTTAAACAAGGTGCTATTTATCCAATCACAATTAACTCGGTTGTTTCTGCTACAAGTGGTAACTTCATCGGGTTAAGCGAATACTAAAAAGATAACTCAATATGTCTGTTAGATTAAGCGACATGTGGTCATTAAGCACAGATGTATTTAATTACGATAACGTTATTACAGCAGAAGGGCCTTCAGCTAACTGGTTTTACTCAACATGGAACACAAGTAATACATCAACGGGGTCAAGCACAGCAACTCAAATTAAGTTACCTCTTGTTGCAACAGGTACTTATAACTTTGTGGTTGACTGGGGCGATGGAACTTCACCGGAAACAATAACTGCTTGGAATCAAGCAGAAACAACACATACATACGCAACAGCTGCCACTTATATAATTCGTATCACAGGAACTATCACTGGATGGCAATTTAATAATGGAGGAGATAAACTTAAACTATTAAGTATATCACAATGGGGCACTTTAAGACCTGGGAATAACACTGCTATATTTATGGGTTGTGGTAATTTAAGGCTGGACGATGTAAGAGGTGTTCTTGATACAACAGGAATGACAAGTTTCTATCGACTGTTTCATAGCTGTACAAGTCTAGTGCAAGTTAATAGGATTAATGAATGGAATACTTTTAATGTTACAAACATGGGGTCAACTTTTGACTCGTCTTACAGGTTTAACGACAACATTGGAAATTGGAATACTTTTAATGTTACTACTTTTGAATTAATGTTTGCACACGCAGGTGCGTTTAATAACGGTGGTAGTCCTGATATTGATAATTGGAACACTGCAAATGTCACAACAATGAGATTTATGTTTGGTACCGACGGAACTGTACCCGGGGGTACTGCTATGAAATTTAATCAACCTATAGGAACATGGGACACAACAAAAGTTACAAATATGTCGGGAATGTTTGCTAGAAATAATGCGTTTAATCAAGACATATCAACTAAAGTTGTTACTAAAACTGTTTTTGAGGTTACTCAAAATTTCACTGTGAAATACGGAGTTACATTTTCCGCATGGGACACTAAAAATGTAACTGACATGGAAAGTATGCTAAGCGCCGCTGTGGTAGGGAACGGGCAATTTAATCAATACATTGGTAATTGGAACACTTCTAAAGTTACTCTAATGAACTCAATGTTTAACGAACAAACTGAATTTAACCAAGACGTGTCGACTAAAGTTGTTACTGTTGGCAGTGATACATATACTGCTTGGGATACTAAAGAAGTTACTAATATGTCGTTTATATTTAGTGGAACTACTGCAGTAGGTGGTTTAGGTAAATTTAATCAAAACATAGGTAATTGGAACACTTCTAAAGTTACCAACATGGGTAGGATGTTTTTACAGAAGAATAAATTTAACCAAGACATATCAACTAAAGTTGTTACTGTTAATGGAGTTTCATACACTGCTTGGGATACTAAAGAAGTTACTGATATGGCATTTATGCTATACACATCTTCACCTGATGGCACAGCATATGGAGAATTTAATCAGAACATTGGTAATTGGAACACTTCTAAAGTAACAACTTTATATGCTACTTTTTATAACCAAAAATCTTTTAATCAGAATATTGGAACAAAGTACACTACTGTTAATGGAGTTTCATACACTGCTTGGGATACTAAAGAAGTTACTAACATGTCATTTACATGTAGAGTAGGATCATCTATAGGTGGGGGCGTATTCAATAATGGTGAGTCTAATGACATTAAGGACTGGAACACATCAAAAGTTACTACGATGCAAAGTATGTTCAGCGGGCAACCCTTATTTAATCAAAATATTGGAACAAAGGCTTCTACTGTTGGTTTTACTACTTGGACTGCTTGGGACACTTTAAATGTAACAAATATGTCATATATGCTTAATGCGTATGTTGCAACAAATACAAACGGTGGAGTATTTAACAACGGTGGTAGTGGAACTTTTGGTAATTGGAATACATCAAAAGTTACAGATATGAGTTATATGTTACAGGATCAAGTTTTGTTTAACCAAACTATGAACACCATGTTAGCTACTATTAATAGTGTTACATATACTGCTTGGGATACTTTAAACGTAACAAATATGGCGGGTCTTTTTGCTGTTTTCAACAAAACGGGAATTTTTAATCAAAACCTTGGAAGTTGGAATACATCAAAAGTTACTAACATGAATGCTATGTTTATTGCACAAGTTCTTTTTGATAAAAATATAGGAACAAGGGAAGTAACAGTTGGGGCTTCTACATACACTGCTTGGAACACTTTAAATGTAACAAATATGTCATTTATGTTTAGCGCAAACCCTTTAAACTCATCTTCACAAGGAGTATTTAATAATGGTGGTGCCACCGCGCTTACAAGTTGGAATACATCAAAAGTAACAACCTTTCAGGCAATGTTCCAAAATCAACCGCTGTTTAATCAAAATTTAAGAACAAAGACAGTTACGGTTGGCGCAAGTACTTACACTGCATGGGATACTTTGGACGCTACTAGCATGAGATATATGTTTTTTAATAAGACAGGAAATACCGCAAGCCAATTTAACCAAAACATAGGGAATTGGAACACTGCTAAAGTTACAGATATGACTGCTATGTTTTGTAACGCTGCTAGTTTTAATCAAAACATAGATAATTGGAATGTTTCATTAGTAACCGCATTTAATTCACCTACAGCATTAAATGAAACCTTTGCAGACGGAACAGCAATATCAACTGCAAATTACGATGATATACTTGAAGGATGGTCATTGAGGCCAGTTCTTGCAAATAAAGTAATTAGTTTTGGAACAACTAAATATAGTGCAGCTGCAGTATCGGAAAGAGCAATATTAACATCAGCTCCAAATAATTGGACAATAGTTGATGGCGGTTTAGCAGCATAATAAAAATTAGAATTATGAATGAAATATTACTTAGCACATAACTCAATAGATGTTTTTCATTACGGTAGTATTCATGAGGATCAAGTTTTAACATCTGGGCAACCTTATGTAGAATACTTTAATACTCTTGTTGAATTACAAGAAAGATTAATATCTTTAGGACAGGAATACACAGAGACAGAAACGGTAATTAATTTGCCGTCTGAAGAACAATCTGAAGAACCATCTGAAGATCCAAGTATATAACAATAAATTAAAACGGGCCATTCTGGAATTGATTGGCGGAACGTTATTCTTTGACATGCAGGCAGAGTTACATGGAAACTCTATAATAACCTATGGAACTTTTAAATGGCGATAAGTCAACAATGACCTTCGAAGATGCTATGGCATTCGTTGGTGCTTCTGAGTACGCGGTAGCTGCTTAATGAAGGCGGGTCTCAATTACCTAGGAACAGAAATTTGAACACGGGAAAAAGGGTTAATAGTACCACATGCCGATGACCAATCAGTAACCCTGAGCGAAAGCAACAGACCACGGAGAAATCCAAGGAGCGCTGTTAATTGGAAGTCACCACCTTAATGTCAGGTGTATAATATCATTGAGTTGGTTGTTTGTTCGGAACTGGGTTAACTGAACTCTCTATTTTTGAAGTACTGAATAAACTTCATAAGCCTGTGAATGAATGCATCGGATAATCCGAACAAGATGTGGGGGTCGAGTCCCACATGGTCCACTACTAATAAAGATCTGCCAAAAGCGGATCTTTTGTTGTATGTTCAGTTTTCATCATATTTAGGTTGTGATATATACTCAAATACAAATATATGAAAACAACTAAAGCACAAAAACTTAGAGACTTACTAAGTAGTGATCAATTAGAATTTATCATGGAGGCCCACAGTGGGTTATCAGCAAAGATAGTTGAAGAAGCAGGGTTCAAAGGAATTTGGGCAAGCGGTTTATCAATGTCAGCTGTACATGGTGTAAGAGACAATAATGAACTTTCCTGGACTGATGTAGTGAATGCACTTAAGTTCATGAGTAATGCAACCACAATTCCAATCCTTCTTGACGCAGATACAGGCTACGGAAGTTTTAATAACTTCGTGCAATTGCTACAGGAACTTGTTAAGCATGATATTGGTGGAGTTGTCATTGAGGATAAAATCTTTCCTAAAACCAATTCTTTCATTAACGGAGAAAAACAACAACTTGCAGATATTGTGGAGTTCTCTAGAAAAATCACAGCAGGTAAAGATTACTTAAAATCTATAGGCCGTGAAGATTTTGTAATCTGTGCAAGATTAGAAGCATACATTACAGGTTTAGGCCACGAAGAAGCGATGAAACGTGCTATTGCATATGCTGAAGCTGGCGCTGATGCTATTCTTTGTCATAGTAAACTCGCAGATTCTTCAGAGATTGATATCTTTATGAATGATTGGAAAAGAACTCTAGTTGGAGAAACTACTCCAATTATTATTGTTCCTACCAAATATTATAAAGTTCCAACTCAACATTTTGCTGAAACTGGTGTTTCATTAATCATTTGGGCAAATCACAACTTAAGATCTAGCATTAAGTCAATGCAAGAAACTACACAACAAATTTTTGCTGACTCATCATTAATTAATGTAGAACAAAATGTAGCAAAACTTGAAGAAGTTTTCCGTTTACAAAATGCTGAAGCATTAGAAATTGCTGAAAAGAAATATCTTCCTTAAAACTTTAGAATGAATACAAAACAATTTGGTGATTGGTTGCAAGAATTGGAATTTGATGTCTTTACTGGCGTTCCATGTTCTTATCTTAAGTATTTGATTAACTATGCTTATTCTGACTGCACTTATATTAATGCACCTAATGAAGGTGATGCAGTAGCAGTTGCAGCGGGTGCCTATCTTGCAGGTAAACGTCCAGTGGTTCTTTTACAAAACTCTGGATTAGGAAATCTTATTTCTCCGCTTACTTCACTTAATCATATCTTTAAGATTCCTTTTCTTGGATTTGTTTCTTTAAGAGGTGGGCCTGACGATGAACCTCAGCATGAACTGATGGGTAAGATTACTCGAGAAATGCTTCAAGTAACACAAACACCAATTGCTACATTAAGTAAAGATCTAGAAGAAGCTAAAATGCAAATCATGGCTGCTCGAGATTTTATTGATGCAAATAAAATTCCATTCTTTTTTATCGTTGAAAAGGACACGTTTGATCCCTACAAGTTATCGATAGACTCAAAGCCAAAATATTCTAAAGGTACAAGCAAAACTTACGGTAAAGGTAATGAAGAATTATCATCAAGAACCGAAGCATTAGAAGAAATAGTTAGATCACGCGGTAAAGCTGGTGTTATTGCAACTACGGGAATGACAGGCCGAGAACTATATGAAGTTGAAGATCATGAGCAACATTTATACATTGTAGGATCTATGGGTTGTACATCAGCAATAGGTTTAGGAACTGCAATGTTTAGTGATAAGCCAGTCATTGTAGTTGATGGAGACGGCGCAGCACTTATGCGTTTAAGCGGTATGCCAATGTTAGGTCACGAAAAGCCGGATAATCTTTTACATATTCTTTTAGATAATAATGAACACAATTCAACTGGTGGACAGTCTACAATATCTGCTATTATGAACTGGCCGCTATTTGCAGAATCTATTGGGTATCAAGCAATTACGGTTAGAACGTTAAAGCAACTTAATCATGCAATTGAAGAATGGCATATGAATCCCAGCTTGACGTTTATTTACATGAAGATTAATAACACAGTAAAAGATAACCTTGGTAGACCTAAAGTAAAACCACATCAAGTTGGTTCACGTTTTAGAAACTACATTACATCATAAGGTATGGAAAATTGGAAAAACATTTGGAACCGTAAACCAGCTAAAGATGTTTATGATCTGCAAGATCTTATAAACGCAAATGGGTTTGACACATCAAGTTTGCTAGTCAAAAATCTAACTGACTATATTGAATCTGTAAAAACTAGAATGGGAATGAAGCAAGGTCAGTCAGTATATGAAGTTGGCTGCGGCTGTGGTTCTATTCTTTATCTTTTACAACAGATGGGTTTACAAGTTGGTGGTTCTGATTATTCTGACTCACTTATAAAGATAGCAAAAGACTTGAACATATCTAATGATATTAAAGTAAGTGTTGCGAATGGTATTCCTGTTGAACCTAAGTATGATTATGTTATAGCAAATAGTGTGTTTCAGTATTTCCCAGATCTTAATTATGTTGAAGAAGTAGCGTGTCTTATGATGAATAAGTCTATAAGTGGTTCTATTGCAATCTTAGACATAAATGATTTATCTAAGCAAGAACTTTATTTAAGTATTCGTCGTAAAGCAGAACCTGACTATGATGAAAAGTATAAAGACTTTCAACATCTATTTATTGACAAGCAATTTTGGATTAAATTGGGTTCTAAATTAAATTGGAAAGTTATCATAGAAGATCAAGACATACCAGAGTACAAAAATTCTAAATTTAGATACAACATATTTATAACAAAAGCATGAACACAGCAATAATTTTAGCGGCAGGTTTAGGAAGCCGTTTTGGTGATATTACAAAGTACGTTCCTAAAGGAATGATTAAAGTAGGGAAGCAACCTATGATCCAATCCTCAATTGAAGCTATTCTTGAATTAGGATATGATGAGATCATAATTGTAACAGGACACTGTTCTAGTGTTTATGAAGAGTTTTGTAAAAAGTGGGGCAATGTAAAGATTGTAAAGAATCCTTTCTATTCAACAACTGGAAGTCTATTCTCACTTTACATGGGGCTAATTGAAGCAAAAATGTATTACCCACCGGTGAATATTACAATTTTTGAGTCGGATATTATTTATGATAAGAATATCTTAGTAGATATGAAAGCTGAAAACTGTATGGTGGTTTCTGCACCAAGAGCTGCAGGTTTAGGTGATGAATGCTGGACTCAAATTGAAGACGGAGTAATTACCAAGATTACTAAAGACAAGAATGATTGTGCAAATCCTGAATATGAAATGGTTGGAATTACTAACATTACATTAAGTACAGTGAGCACATTGGCAAATTTAGAAAAAATGATTAAACTTTCTATTGACATGCTATATGAAAACAATCAACAGGATTATGAATCCTTATTCACAGAAATGAATATCTTTAAGCCGTATGTAACTACTAAGTTATGGGCAGAGATGGACAACATCAAACATTTAGAAGATGCAATAACCAAAGTATTACCTAACATATGAAAAGAAACATTTTATTAAACCCTGGGCCAGCATGTACATCAGACGCAGTAAAACAAGCTGTACTTGATATTGGTGATGTTTGTCCTAGAGAAATAGAATTTGGCACTCTTATGAAGAATGCGTCTGAAAAGATTAAAACTCACTTAACATCGGATACTGATGAATATGAAGCTGTTCTTTTTACTACTTCAGGAACTGGCGCAATGGAATCTATTATAAGTTCATTACCTAAAGAAACCGACCGAGTTTTAAACATTGTGAATGGCGAGTACGGAAAACGTATTGGAGAAATGCTTGAGGTTTACGGAATAAGAAATAGCACATTGGATTTTGGTTATGATGCAATTGATTTAGACGTAATTGAAAAAGTATTGCAATCTGTGGAGTTTTCTCATATCTGTGTAGTTCATTGCGAAACTACCACTGGTGTAATTAACGATATAGAAAAGCTTGCGCAAATTGCTGCTAAGAAAAATGTTAAAGTGATTGTTGATGCTATGAGTTCTGCTTTTGCATATCCTATTAACATGAAGAAATGGGGAATTGATTTTCTTGCTTGCAGTTCAAACAAGTTAGTTCAAGGATTAGCTGGAATTGGAATTGTGGTTGGTTCTAAAAAACAAATCCAACGTTGCCACAAAAGAAACTTGTATCTTTCATTAAAAGACCAAGCTGATTACTTTAATAAAAGCAATCAAATGAGGTTTACTCCACCTGTTCAAATACTGAATGCTTTAGACGTGGCACTTGATGAATTAGCTGAAGAAGGATTGGCAAAACGTTACAAAAGATATGAAAAGCTAAATCTTTATATACGTAAGAAAATGGAAGCGTGTGGGTTCACTCCAGTTATTCCATTAAATGAATCATCAATTATAATTACTGCATATCATGAGCCAGCTGGTTTTGATTTTGAAAACTTCCATTCTTATATGAAAGAAAGAGGTTTTATTGTTTATCCAGGAAAACTCACAGATGGCAAAAGTTTTAGAATTGCTAACATTGGCAATATAACATTAGATGATGTATATGAATTTTTAACATTAGTTAAAGATTATATGAAAAACACAATCTAAGATTGAGTGATATATACTCAAAATAAACCAACTATAACATTTTATCATATTTAAGAATATTAAATTTCTTTAATATGAAAGAGTATATATAGATTAGGAAATAATAAAAGTACTTTACCGACAATGAATAATAACAATGTATTAATGATCCTTGAGCGTTCAGGGTCTAATCTTGAGGTTAACAAGTCAAACAACGAATATGTTCTTGAAGGGATATTCGCTCAGTTTGGTGTTGAGAACAATAATCATCGTATCTACGAAGAAAAGGAATATCTTCCACACTTGGACTACTTAAAGAAAAAGATTTCAGAGAACCGCCTTTTGGGTGAACTTGACCACCCAGATAAGTTTGATATTTCATTATCAAAAGTAAGTCACCTTATTGAAGATGTTAAGTATGATCCAAAGAAACGTCAGATCATCGGCCGTATTAAATTACTTGATACACCAAGTGGACAAATTGCTAAGAACCTTGTAGATACAGGTGTTCCAATTTCAATTTCTTCACGTGCTGCTGGAGTAGTTGGAGAAAATAAGAAAGTTCAAATTAAAAGAATCTTTACTTATGATCTTGTAGCTGATCCTGGGTTTGAAAACGCACAGATGAAAAAAATTAACGAAAGTTTCGGATTCAGCAATGAAGATGATACTGTTGCTATTTACGACATGGGTGCAGAATTTCCTTCTTTCTTAGAAGCTGTTAATACAGAAGAGATATATACTGAAACCGCAGAAAAAACTGAACCAAAAATGGAAAAAAACGACATAGTTTCTGTAGAAGAAATGAACAAGTATTCGGTAGTGATTAAAAATGAAATTGAGAAAATCAATTCACGTTTAGATAAAATTGCTGAATCATCTGATAAAGACGAGAAAATTGCATCTCTTACTGAAGAACTTGATAATCTTCGTAAATATACAAACTATCTTGCTGAATCACAAAACAAAGCAATCTCTCATCAAAACTACATTGCAGAGAATTTAGGTAATTCAATTGCATATGCTGAGCAAATTGCTGAGAAAGCAGACCAAGGTTTACAATACTTAGAGCATGTTGCTGAAAAGGCTGATCGTGGTATTCAGTATTCTGAATTAATCGCTGAGAACCAAACAAACTCTAACAAGTATGTAAACGAGCACATTGCTGCTAAACTTGACGAGGCTATCCGTTACGGAGAATATCTTGCAGGTAAAATTAATGAAACTGTTGCTTATGCACAATACGTTGCTGAACACACAGACAACAGTATCAAATATGGTGAGTATCTTTCAGAGAATGCTACATCTAAGGAAGACTTCAAAAATCTAACAGAATACGCTGAGTATATGTTTGAAAACTTTGGAGCTAAACCAGACGGTAAATCTCAAGATATTACTGAAGAAACAAAAACAAACAAAGGTATCATCGCCAACGCAATCGTTGAAGGTGAATCTATCAAGTCTCGTTATACGTTACTTGATGAAAAAATAGAAGCGGTATTGGAATCTGTTCAAAAACAAAAAACAGATGATAAATCTAATAACGCTGATTATCCATTCCTAACATTTTTGGGCGAAAGCAAACGCGACGAATTCATCGCCCTAAATGAGACCGAAAAGAAAAGGGTCGCTAAAGCTCTCGATGCTAAACCATCGTTCAATGAAGCAAATATTGTAGCGGTTTGGGAATCTGCTCTACAAAACGTTGAAGTAAACGAAGAATGGCTAACTAACATGCCAGCAGAATATTTTCCTTTATGGGAAAATGCATCAGCTGAAGTTAGAGACCGTATCGCTCGTCAATCTCGCGTATTTAGATTAGACAGCCCTTACCAAATCAAAAACTTTTGGCAAACACGTGGTTTAGGTAAACCAGAGGATTTCGTAGCAGAAAGTTTAAACGAATCAAAAAGAACTGAAACTGCTGTTGTAAAACAAACAGTATTAGGTTACGATAATGATTATGTAGACGCTATGAAAGCTAAACTAGGTAAATCGTTTAGTCGCTAATAAACAAAGCAAAAAAAACAAAATTCAAATGAACTTGATTAACGAATCTCAAGTGTTTGAAACTTGGGCTCCAATTCTTGAAGAAAAAACTGGAATCACAGAATCAAACAAATTAAAGTGGATGTCAACTTACGCACATTACCACTCATTAAATGAAGGATTTTCATATCCTCAAGCATCTTTACTTAATACTCCAGGTATGGGTAACGTTGCGCCAGCTTCTACTGTTGCAGGTGGTGCTGCTTCTTTCTACGGTGCAGGTTCTCAAGGGTCTGGTGATAAATTCCCATCTCTTTTACCTTTAGCAATTCAAGTTGCTGCAAGAACTGTAGGATTTGACATTGTATCAGTTGTACCTATGAACGGACCATCTGGAGTATTAACTTACTTAGATTACGTTTATGCAGGTGGTAGAGATGTTAAAATGCCAGGTATTCCAAATACTACTGCTAGTAACTTTACAGATAAATTCTCTGTGTTTAAATTAAACACAAGTGGAACTACTAATGTAAACGCAACTTTCAAAACTTATCTTGAAACAGCTAATACTGAATCATATGTAGTATTCACTAATGTAGTTCCTGCGGTTGCTCCTAACCAAGCAAATGCTCTTCTTTGTCAATACGTTGGTAAATCTCGTATCGATGGTTTCCCAATCTTTAGATTAGTTGGAGAATCTTCTAACGTAACTGTTTTAACAGCTCAAGACTTTACTGCAATTGAAGCTACTACTCAAAGTGTTTCTTACGCTCAAGTACTTGATGGTACAGCTACAGCATATACAACTACTGTAACTAAAGCTGGTAACACTTACACTACAGGTGCTCTTGCAATCTCTGGTGCTGCTGCAAGTATAACTACATACGCTGAATTAGTTAGAGCTCTTGAAGATCATATCTTTGGTTTCTCTGGTGCAGGACCACAAGATGCTGATCCTTACCAAGGTGATGGAACTAACGGTTTAACTTCTTACGAACCAATGCGTAGAGGTGTAGGTGAAACTACTCAATACAGAACTATGGGTCTTACAGCATTCACGAAATTCGTTGAAGCTGAAACATTCCAAGTTGCTGCTACTGTAACAACTGAGCAAATTCAAGATCTTAACCGTCAATACGGTATTGATGTAATCTCTATGATGGAAAATGCATTAGTAAATGAAATCTCTCAATCAATCAACAAACACATCTTATCTAGAGCGTTTGCATTAGGATGGGAAAATCACGTTACATTCAACAGTGCAGAAGGAGTTAACTTAAACTTATCTCTTGTATCTCAAGTTGGTACTGTAAATGCTCGTTTCCAAGGTGCTGTTCCAACATCAATTGGTAACTTACAACAACTAGCTTGTCCAGCATTTGCTAACTACGGTGGAACAACTGCTAACTTTGAAAACCAAGGTACTGTTCAAAGACGTATCCAATCTAAAGTTTTAGCTGCTGCTAACGTAGTTGCTCAAAGAGGTCGTAGAGGACCAGGTAACTTTGTGGTTACTAACCTTCAAATTGCTACTGCATTACAAGATTCAGCTCAATTCACATTCTACCCATTAGCTAACACAGTAAACCAAAACAATGGTGCTCTTTATCCATTAGGAACTCTTGCTGGTTTAACTATCTACGTAGACCCTAACATGAAATATGATGATACTCGTATCCTTGTAGGTCGTAAAGGTGCTGATGAAGAGCCAGGTCTTAAATTCATGCCTTACTTAATGGCTGAATCAATCCAAACTATTGCTGAAGGAACTATGGCTCCTAAGCTTGCAGTTAAATCTCGTTACGCTCTTGTTGAGGCAGGTTTCCACCCAGAAACTCAATACTTAACATTACTTGTTAACTTGAAATCTGTTGGTACAGTTTCTACATCACAATACTGGGATTTACTTCCATCTGCTGCTACTATTGCATAATTTTAGTTTAACAGATTAATATCTTAAAGAGAGACTTCGGTCTCTCTTTTTTTGTCCTTATTTTCTACCACAACTTGTAGTAAAGTAGAAAGATATATAAAATGGAATAAAAACATAATAAAGATACTATGACTTCATTTAAGAAATTTGTTCATGCTAAGGAAAAGATTACCGAAACTGTCGGTTTTCCTAAGACTATGAATAAGAACTATATTATACGCAAAGAACTTGAAACTATTAATGAATTTGCTGGAGCTGCTGCTGCAACAAAAGGTGGAGAGATTGATAGTTTAATGGTTGCCATTGGTGCAGCTGGTGCTTTATTTGCTAAAGCAATGTATAATGGAATAATCTATAAATCTTTAATGGGTGAAATGCCTGGTTACTTAGAAAAGTATAAGAAATGGAGTGCACCTAGCGCAGATGCTGTGTTTAAAGCTACTACTGGTAAAGCAATAGAAAAACTTAAACAACAAAAAGCAACGTTATCAGGAACTGGTGGAGAGCGTGAAGATCGTAGCGGTTCTAAAGAAGAATCAGCAGAAGAAAAGATTACGAAAATGTTTAAAGCTAAAATTGACGCTGCTGAAGGTGATGCAAAAGACGCAGTTAGACAACAACGTGATGCTGCAATTGAAAAAGTTAAACTTAACATACAAAGTATATCAAAAAAAATTGAAGATCTACAAAACAAATCAGATGATGTTTTTGCTAAAGGTCAAGAGCAGTTTCGACAAGAGGAAGAAAAATGGACAAAGAAACAAGATGGGTTTGTCGAAGGTGGCGGAGCGCTTGGTAGTTCATGGAAAACCAAATGGGGTGTTGAATACAGAAATGCTAAAGAAGCAGCTAAATTAGAAGTTCTAGCGCAAGCAAAGAAAATTGCGACTGATGCAAAGAATGATAAAGAAGTTGCAGCAATTACTAAAGCAGAAGAACGCGCTAAACAATCTCAAGCTGAAGCTGATAAAAGAATAAAAGAAGTTGAGGATGATAGTGAAAAAGCAGAACGTGAAATGGCGTCTGCTGGCGAATTTAAAATTCCTCAGTACTTGCAAGCTTTACAATCGTACGACATGGCATGTGCTACTGCTTATGGCGAGTGGGATAAAAAATCTCAAGGATTAGACAAAGGCGAAGGCGATGATAAAGAAAGTGCAAATAAAGCTACACAAGCTAAAATTGACAAGTTAGAAGGTAAGATTACTAAAATAGAAGATATTATTAGTAAACTACGAGATTCTAAAGAAGAAGCTGACATTAAAAAAGTTGAAAAGGGTGATAGAATCATAACACAAATTAAAAGTGATATTGATGCTGAAAAAGCAAAACTTGCAGCTGATGAATCTTTTAACGATTTTTACTCAATGCAACTACGTTTAATAGAAACTAATGATATGATCAATAACTTGGTAATTGAATTAGGTTTATTTGAAGAAGAAGAATCAAGCTCTATTCCTGGTGACGATCAAGTTCCAAACTTATCTCAGATTAGAGCTATTATTAAAAAGGTTATTGCTAAAACTCCTGAGGAAGGTCGTCAAAAAGAAGCTGAAAATGGAATTGCTACTTTAACAAAATTAAAGAGTGCAAAAGAAGATATGAATAAAGCAAGAAACGACATGGCGGCTATATTCAAAGCACAAGCTGAAGAAGAAGATACTTCTAAAAGATTAAAGTTATCTCCTGAATTACAAAAAGGATTTGGATCTCTTAAAGCTGTTGATGAAACAGACGGTACTAAAACTTTTGATGAATACATAAAAGAGTTTCAAACGGATTATAAAGTTGATGATGAGGTTGCTAAAGAGGCTAAAGCTAAAGCTGACAAAGAAGCGGCTGAAAAAGCTGCGGCAGCGCAAACAACTCTTAATGCAACCGATAAAGATGGTAAGCCCGAAGTTGATGAAGAAGCTGTTAAAGCAACAGAAGGCGAAGTATCAGCCGCTAAAGAAGAATACGACAAGGTAAAAGATGGCGATGATAAAAAAGCAACTTCTTTGGCAAAGATTAAACATCTTCAAGCGCAACAAAAACTTTCCAAATTAAAAGGTGATGACGCAGAGACTCAAGCAGGATTCCCACAAGAAATTGAATTGGAAATGAAAAAGATCCAGGATTTAGATAAAACAGCGGCTGCGCCCACTGATAATGATAGTGAAGCGGTTAAAAAACAAAAAGAGTCTATTAAGAAAACAATGGATAATTTGGAATCTATGAAACGTGACGGTAAAATTCCACCTGCTTTAATGGAGCCCGGTAAAACAGGTCACAGCCAAACTGATCTTTTACAAAAACAATTAGATAAACTTAAAGAACTTCAGAATAAAGAAAAACCAACAGAAGAAGTAAAAGATTCTGTTGATCCTGATGATGAACTTGAAGATACCGATGATGAACTGGAAAACACTAAGGATGAAACGCCAGATTTAGGAAAACCTAAATCTGCTCCGAAGTTTATGAAGTTTGAGGATTACATTATATCAAAACAAAAGAAATAAGTATGGACTTTAAAATGTTTGAAGAAACCGCTGGTGAAGTAACTACGGTTTACGTAAGAGAACCACAAGGAATGCTAAGAAAATCTGCAGCTGTAAAAATCTGGGATAAAATTGGCGTTGGTAAATCTGGAGACGGATTTGGTGTCTATGCTATTGCAGATATTGCAGATAATGAGTTAATAGAGGAATGCTCGGTTATAGAAATGACCCGAGATGAATTTAATAGCAAGGTATTAATGGATTATATGTTTAAAATTTCCGGTGATCTATATGTACTTGCATTAGGGAACGGATCTATCTATAACCATAGAAACCAACCAAACGCACGTTGGGAATACGACGGAGAAAAGAAAATACTTAAAATAGTTGCTACTCGTCCTATTGAAATGGGTGAAGAACTGTTTATATCATACGGTAGAGATTACTTCAAAACTCGTGAAACAAATATGAAAGCATAATGAAAACATTTTTAGAAGCAATTAATGAAGATAACAAATTTTCATCTTCAGGATTTACATTTAGTATTCGTGGTGTTCAAGATGGTAAAGGTGCTGCTATAGGTTTCATTCCAGATAGCAAAACTGTTGATTCTTTTAGTAAAGACGAACAAGCTGCGTTTATTGAAAAATACTTTAATAACATGGAGTTCTTTAGAGACTGCATGATTTGGGATAAAAACCACAATGCGGCTGGTATAGTTTTTAGGATTAACCCAGACTATTTAGCTGACGCACTTGTAAAAGAATTTAAAAGATAATGAAAACATTTTTTGAAACAACAGCACCGGTTAAAGAAGTAACTGAGGATACAGTTGAAACACCAACTAATTTCCCTACATTCTCTCAAGTAGTGCATAACGAGGTTGCCGAGGGCTTTACAGGAAAGGATGATGTCTCAGCTGCATTTGAGAAACTACATGCTTTACAATTAGAATTACAAAAGTTACAAACTCAAATGTTGGAAACTCGTTCTAAGTTTATGTCTTTTGCTAAAGAAGCACCACAAAGAAAGGCTATTGCTGCTGATCTTATTGGTTTAAGTAAAAAGAAAAATGATCTTGTGAAAAAGATCTCTGACGCTGAAGTAGTTGCTCAAAGAGCCCTTGCTTCAGATACTAGTGAATTAGAGGACTTAGATGTGCTATAATTCCCAATGATAAATAGAATAACAAATAACAATAAATATGGAAACTTACAATTCAATCATTGCCTTAATTGAGGCAGCAAAACCAGATGTTGAAAAATTCTTCGCAGGAGGAAACAAATCTGCAGGAACACGCGTTCGTAAACACATGCAAGATCTTAAAGCACTTGCTCAACAGTTAAGAACAGAAGTTCAAGACAACAAAAAAGGTGGAGCTGAAGCTTAATCTAGGACAAACAAGTAACAAAAAGCAGGGTAGTCAAACATCCTGCTTTTTTTGTGATATATACTAAGAAATTACAATATAATGAAAGTGGAACTCTATATAGAAAAAGAAGAATATGATATATTCTACCGCTGGATTAACAGAATTAGCCTTGGCATTTATTCGACGGCACCTGTTAGGTTTTCTCATAGAATAGAGGACATTGGAGACCCTCTAAAGGTATCTCTAGATTCTCGTGAATATACTCTAATAAAAGATATTCAAACCGATATAGAGGAAATACAGAAAACACACGGTCCAATAGAAATTGATTTTTCTCCAGTTAACACAGCAACACACCTTTTAGCAATACATGATGTAATTCGCGAAGCTGAAAGAAAAGATTTACTAACTGAAGTGGTTTATTCCGCTTTACAAATAGCATTACAAATGCCTGACATAACTCCGACTGAAGCAATGGTTATTGCAGAACACGAGTGGCTGGGTATTCGTGGAGCAGACGATGATCTGTAACCACTTAAATTATTCTTTAAAGAACTATTATTCAATTCTGTATAAAAATACTATCTCTTAGTTTGGAAGGTAGAACAGTAAACAACAAAGTAAAGTTGATCTTTCTATGGATAAGATCCGAGATCCTTTGGAGGTTTCTACCTTGTTTAACAATGCAAAAGAAAAGAAAGGATCGTGAATGTATATTCAGTTCTTCTTTTATTAAAAGCAAGAGATATGAAAAACAACTATTTCCTAACGGCATGTCAAAACTTAAAACATCAATAGTTTTATTTATAGCTGTACTTGTTGCTTCGGCCATGATGTCGGTTAACAAGAATAATCTTATAGTAGTAAAACACAAGTATTACAAATCAACATTTGATACTAACTTAAATTATCCAGTGAAAGTAGAATATTGGCTTACTCGCAATATGCACTTATGTAATAAACATATTCCTCGTCCTGGAGATTTTAAAGAAGACCCACAAATTGGCAAATCCAATAACCTGGATATATCATATGTTAAAAGCGGTTACGATCGCGGTCATAACTTTCCAGCATACGATGGTTCTTGTGACCAAACTGGAATGTACGAATCATTCTATTATACAAACATGACACCACAAGCACCTGGATTAAACAGAGGCGGTTGGAAATCACTTGAAGAGAACATAAGAAAAGAATCTGAGCTTAACGATAGTATATATGTAGCAACAGGTTCAATCCAAGGAATCTCAACAAAAACTGTAGGTGGCAACGGTTGTCCTAAAGTAGCAATTCCAGCATCTTGTTGGAAAGCATATTGGGTAAAACGCACTGGTAAGAAAGTAGCTTATCTTTTTCCTAATTCTAAAGTTGACGTAAAAGACATTGATAAATACTTAATCAGTGTTAAACAACTCGAAAAAAGCGTTGGAAAACTATTTCCAACCAATTAATATAATAACTATAAACTTAATATGAAACATATTCATAACTTTACAGAATTTATTAATGAAGCTACATCTGCTTATACCGAAATGATTTTGTCTAAAGACCAAGATTTCGATCAAGTTAAAAAGTTACTTATAACCGATAAGAAAGCAAATCATCTAAATTTTACTCATTGGTCTCATGGTCAACCTTTAGGTTCAATCCGAGGACATTTAATTACTATGTTCTTCAATAATCCAAAATCCGAAGTTTCCGATTTCATTCAAAGGAATGACATCAAAATAGCAAATAAATCCTATTTCGAATAAATAACTATAAACTCAATATGAAACACGTACAACAATTTGATGAATTTATTAATGAAGCTGCAAATGCAATAGTTAAACCTAATGCAAAACTAAAAAGTGGTACAGGGTTTCCATACGCTTCTTTTTACTTGTCAACTCAAGCATTAGACATAATGATAAATTTTGACGACCCAAAACATATTGCTGTTATTAAACTGCTAGCCGACCAAGAAAAAGAAATGAAAGACAACGGCTTTTTAAGTAAAAGTTCAATGGATAAAGCAAGAACAGCATATAAAAACGCACTTGGGACTTATGTAGTGCAGGCAAAGTACGACGGCCCGGATATAACTTTCCGTTTGTCTAGTACGCCAGACGCTAACTTAGATGACGGTAGTAAAAAGCAATGGTTACCTGGATCAGAGAGCAGCGGCGGTGGAATTACAATGGCAAAGTACATTTAAAACTTTTCTATTAAAAACAATATTTGCTGGTATAAAAAAACAAAATAAGTAATAATGAACAAAACACAATTTACTAATCGTTGGTCAAATATGAATTTGTCCCAACAGGAGTTAGACCGCAAATGGCGTTTACAATTAGAAGCGCAAGAACAAGAACTTATGATGGCTGAACAAGCTGTTTATTTGGCAAGTATTAATCCTATGAATGCACTGCATGTTGGTGCTTTTGGCGGAGGAACTTTAACACCTCCTGAACCACCTGCACCGTCTTCACCATTAACAGTTTTACGGTATGCTACTTCACAAGGTGAAGAAGTTGTGTGGCCTGAAGATTTTCCATTAACTTTTACGTTAGATCCAACTTTACCTGATTTTTCTTATACTCTTGATGTATCCTATATCCCACCATCTCAAGTCCCAACTCCTGCTGCTTTAATAGGTGTTACAATTGGAAATACAGTTACAAGTATTGGTGACCTTGCTTTTACTAATTGTTTTAATTTGGCATCTGTTACATTTGCGCCAATTTCAACAGTTACAAGTATTGGTTCTAACGCGTTTTCAACTTGCCCCTCATTAACATCTATTGAAATTCCAGATTCAGTTACAAGTGTGGGTGGTAATGCATTTGCTAGTTCAGGATTACAAACTGTAACTATATCTTCAGCAACCGCAATTGCTATTGGTATAACATCACCTACTGTTGGGGTTAACTTTTTTGGAGTGACTGTTGATACTATTCTTCCTTAATAACGTAAAAGTACATTTAAAACTTTTTTCAACTTTTTTCACTAAATGTAAAACTAAGTAAAAAGGCAAGTATATATAATAAACAAAACAATTAATAAATCAAAAACAATGAAATCTCAAGTAATAAATATGGTCCCTGCGTATATTGCCAATCAGCCGATTGAGCAAAAGGAATCTTATTCTAAATCTGGAGATATTATATTTGAGTAAATACACAACTATAACCAACATATCTAAGCTCCAGAATTAATTTTCTGGAGCTTTTTTTATTGCGATTAATTTAACAAAACTTTAACATATAGAATTTGCTTGGTATGAAATTATTGGTTAATTTTGCTCTATAATTAAAAACAACATTATTATGGCAACAATTACAACATACAAGATTAAAGAAAAGTACAAATCACTTTTAGCTACATATGCTTGGACTAAACTTGATTTAAACGGATCTTATTCTAAAGAAGATTGGAATAAAGCTGGTTTTAAAGATTCTGTCTTAGATATTAATTGTTAATAACTTTATGAATAAAAGTTTGCATTAGTCAATTTAATTGGTTAATTTTAACTAACAATAAAAATTTAATTATCATGTCTATACAAAATCGAAAGTTAATCAGAAGCATATACGGAATCCACGGTCTAATCAATATTTTAAGTGGGTTTGACGTAAACGGAAATAATTGTTAAAATTTCATTTAGCTTCGGCTAAGTATTATTCGTGGTACCAGGCGGGCAGTAGGGGTTACCGAATTAAAACAAACAAGAATGGTGAAATATGGGCTGGCCAGGCAACATAAAGTAACAACGACGCTCAGCGGTATCAATTCAAAACCTCCTCGTGGTGATACTGGAAACTTGATTCGTCAAGGCTAATTTGAAGTTCATTGACATAGTGATAACATTTACGAGATTAGCTCAGTTGGTTCAGAGCAACTCTTTTACACGGAGAAGGTCACAGGTTCGAATCCTGTATCTCGTACTAATGAATTAAACGGTCTAAGGATTAGGACGCTGGCGTAAGGCACCGGCTGAAACGCCGACCATCGTTGGAGAGATTCTACTCTCTAATTCATAACACACTGCAGTGATTGCCGGCCACACGCATCGGTTCTTAACGGGAAATCGTTCTCGTCGTTAGGTGAACAGACCGGACAAATTCCTTAGGTGGTGCTAGGGTCAACTGCTGCTATAGACGAATTGGTTAAGTCGTCGCCCTTTCAAGGCGGAGGTTGCGGGTTCAAGTCCCGTTGGCAGTACAACATGAGCGCTGAAGCACAATCGGACGTGCACCTGGCATACGGCCAGTAGGATATAGGTTCGAATCCTATCTTTGCTCCAAATACTTTCTCCTGTCGTCTAGTCGGCTCAGGACGCTGCCCTTTCACGGCGGTAACGCGGGTTCGAATCCCGTCGGGAGAACAACACTACCGAATGGTGTAATCTATGTGTTAAAAGAACAGCGCTGGCTGAGACCAGAGTTCCACCGTAATTGTAGTAATCGGTGATTCGGTAAACAATATTGGTTTCGTAGCTCAGAGGCAGAGCGGCACCCTGTTAAGGTGAGGGTCGGGATTTCGATATTCCCCGAGACCGCAATTAAAAAATAGCTTTCAGCCAAAGGTGGCGGGCAATACTTTTACTCAGTTATGTATGGACTGTCTTAGACGTAAGGTGGAAAATCATAAAGGTTTAAATAGGATATGACTCTGATTGTCGACGAGATGAGAGTATCTGATAAGTATCGCTGGGTGGGTTCGATTCCCATTGTGAGCTCAAGATTCCTCAGTAGCTCAGTTGGTTAGAGCGTCGGACTGTTAATCCGTAGGTCCTAGGTTCGAGTCCTAGCTGGGGAGCAAAAGTTGATTACTTTAGGTTACAGGAATTACCAGAAACCTGTCGACATACTCTTGGGCGTAAGGCAAGAGCAGATTTTGAACCAGGTTTAATCTGTAATGTAAACCTACTCGTATTTAACAATTATACGTTAAGTCTAATCAACTAAATTGTAACTGGCCTTGTAGCTCAATTGGATTGCATTACGCTTAGAGCCACCGACTTTTAATCGGTAGGTTGGGGGTTCGAGTCCCTCCAGGGTCACAAAGGAATAATTACTCTGGCGGTGGTGCGGGTAAGCGCCGGGAAGTAACGCCCGGTTGGCAAAGTAAATTATTCAGAGGTAAGGAAAAGACTAAACTGGGGCTATGGTATAGATGGCTAACACACTTGCCTTGCACGCAGGAATCCCGAGTTCGAGGCTCGGTAGCTCCACGGGAGTTTTTGAAACGGCCTACTCTTTGAGGCACGTGATATTTGTACTTTAACAAAATTCACAGTATGGCAAGAGGGTTTTTGGAAGCGGCTTTAAGGTATAAGCAATGTATTTGACCAGAACAAAATCATAGTATAACTATCTTCTGTCACGTTAGCAGACCGGGTATGGCTACGCACAGTTTGGAAGTAATATGTGTATTAAACAAAACTTTCACCGCGGCGAAACGTTTCCCAAAACAAAGTAGTCGCAAGAAGGGAGTACGCCGGAGTTGGAGAGCCGGAGCGGTCTGTAACACCGTTGGCATTACGCCTGAGTAGGTTCGAATCCTACTACTTTCACAAAAATTGAAGCGGAGGTAAGAGTTACATCAACTTTTTATTGGAAAAAACAAACAAACACTCTTCCTAATATTCTCAATTTCATTGTCCGATGGTGTAACGGTAACACTACTGTTTTTGGTGCAGTCATTCAAGGTTCGAATCCTTGTCGGATAACTATTATATTGGAATATGGTATAATGGCTCATTACACGTGGTTTTGGTCCACGCAATCAAGGTTCGATTCCTTGTATTCCAACAATTCGCGTAGCGATCCACAGAGAGAGGTTACCCGCCTTGGACGCGGGGTTATTGCAGGTTCGAGTCCTGTCTACGCGACAAATTTTTAACGGGGTGTAGATCAGTTGGTAGATCGCGTGCTTTGGGAGCATGAGGCCGCAGGTTCGAGTCCTGTCACCCCGACGAGACGAGACTGTTACTAATTCATAGGGGCCCATTCACGCAAGTGTCTGCATAGAATTAGAATTTAGGTGGTTAGCTCAACTGGTTAGAGCACTCGCCTGATACGCGAGAGGTTATGAGTTCGACTCTCATATCACCTACTAAAAAATATAAAAGTCAAATGAAACAAATTTTAGTCAACTCCTCATAGGTTAGCATTGCTAAACTTATGACTCAGAAATTGAGAATTTGGAGAGTAGTTCCCGTTCGTAACGGCGTTCAGGCTCCCACTTTTTTTGTAGAAACTACAGAAGAAGGACGCGACAAGGCAGAAGTATCTGCTTTAAAACAAGCAAGACAAAGGTCAGGCTTGAGTAAATTTGATTGTTGGAATTTCAATCTTATCAAAACAGAATTAAGGTTAGATAAGTTTGGAAGATATGTAAAGTATCACCAATAATAAACTGGGCAGTTTTCGGTCTGCGTAATAATTAAAACCGAAATTTGGTGATGTAGCTCAGCGGCAGAGCACCCGGCTCATATCCGGAAGGTCGAGGTCTCGGAATCCTCCATCGCTACAAATGTATACTTTAATATACAATATGGTCTAAAACGGCTATAATTGTATATTAAAGTATACAAACAATAAATTCCAGAAGCGGCAAAGAGAGTTACTTCGTCTGTTAAACGAGAGGTCGTAGGTTCGAGTCCTACTGCGTGTACCTTGATGGGAAACGTATAGCTCAGTTGGTTAGAGCGCTAAAAATCTCTCTCTTAATTATTCTCTGGCAATTTGACTCGGTAGCTCAGTTGGTAGTAGCACCTCACTTTTAATGAGGGGGTCGTGGGTTCGAGTCCCACCCGGGTCACAAATATTAATCATGGGAGCAGCTGGGATAGCGCGGGTGGTGTCGAGCCACCTTTCACCGGTAGCTTGAGGTTCGAGTCCTCTTTGTTCCCCTAAATGTTATCAGTATGACACGAGAACAGAAAATAGCAAAAAGGAAACTTCGTGCTTCTATCCACAGAGAAAAAAGAAACGAAAAGTACTTTAAAAAAATACGAGCGGCAAATGATATAGGCGGGTGGGTTCCACTTTATGCCGTTGATAGCCGTGGATACGTTTCAGGTTCATGGCCTGACTCAAGTAGCCCTACAGGATATTCACAAAGATGTTCTTATGATGCCTGGGGAACTTGTCAAAGTCCATGCAACGGAGACTGTTAAAAATTGGGAGGTCGCATAGTTGGTTAGTGCTCATCTTCGGTGGTTCGAGTCCACCCCTCCCCACTAAGATTTAATCTGCTAAACGCAAAATGGTATGTTGCCGCCGATAACTACGGAAACACAAGCAAGGAAGGAGGTCACTTGCCGCATACAGGAAACACAGATCCGTTCATTTTGTTAGTAAGGTATCGGGTACATTCGGTTGTACTTGGGTATTCACCAATCTGTGCCGGTGACAGATTAAATTTTTATGGCCATGTAACTCAGTTGGTTAGAGTGCCCGCCTCATAAGCGGAGAGTCCTTGGTTCGAGTCCAAGCTTGGCCACATGAAAACGCAAGTAACGGTATTATTCCGAAGCGATGATAAGAATTACAATTGGTCATCAGTATTATCTAAAGAAGTAGGATATGAATTTGTTAAACTACAGAAAATAGAGAACACGGATAATCCAAGATGGCCAAAATGGTCTTTTATCATTACTTACAAAAAAAGTAAATAAAAATGCAAAAGTGTAAAACTAACCGTTTTCACGTGTATATATAATAAACAACAAATAAATTAAACAATGCAAACACAATCATTACATACAAGATCGTTTACGTCAAGCTGGAACTTATGTTTCGGACTAGGGCGCGATTGTGACATAGATCTGGAGGATCTGACTACTATCTAATGTAATTTGCATACAAGATATTTTCAAAGCTCCAGAATTAATTTTCTGGAGCTTTTTTATTGCGATTAATTTAACAAAACTTTAACATATTAAATTTGCTTTACATCTTTTAATTGGTTAATTTTATACTGTAATTAAAAACAACCATTAATTGCATTCTTTGACATACTGAAAACTAAAATTGGTGCTGTGGCAGATCAGGTGATTGCGGCGGACTGAAAATCCGTAGGAGTGGGTTCGATACCCACCGGCACCACACAAACTTATTTAAGGTTCGACCCTCACCCATTTTGCGCTCAATTCGCATTTACTTTGGAAGACTGGTTCTAGAGGGAGCTACCGACTGATAAGTGGCCGCACACGCGGCAAATGCCTGAGTGGGTAAACTGGTAAAGCCGCTTGACTTAGGATCAAGAGTTCTGTGGGTTCGACTCCCACCTCGGGTACAAATTATTTAGTTCCATGCATAAGCTCAAACAGCTCCCTGAAATTACATGGTTTAAAGGAGCTTAAACTAAATAATAAATTTTGGTGCCGCAGCATATCGGCGTATGATGCTCGCCTGTCACGTGGGAGATTGCGGGTTCGAATCCCGTCGGTACCGCCATCTGGTTAAGATTCCAGAGAACAATCAAAAATCTACAAACACCCTCATGGTCCAGTTGGAGTGGATGTCGCCCTGTCACGGCGAAGATCGCGGGTTCGAGTCCCGCTGGGGGTGCAAAAAACTGGGGTAGAAAAATCTTAGGACGGCAATCCGTAGATGTAATACGATGGTTACTGCACAAAGAGAAAAGTAATTTGCCGATGAAATTCACTTAGCAGTTTTCCTTTTGATGAAATTGGCAAACATGGCTCGCGCGAAGCGAGTGCTCAGGGTTTACTCTGATAAAGGTTCGAGTCCTTTAAGGGAAACAAATTTCAGGAGTAATTAACCTGAAGCTGAATGGTTCGAAACATTCGATTGGTCATGGTGTATTGGGCACGGTAGAACGGAGTAATCGTACGCAGAGCGTTAGGCTCTCAACGGCGGTGAAAGGGAAAACAGGTTAAAGGTTCGAATCCTTAGGATCAGCTTGCGTTAAAGTGTAAAGGTTGCATGGGACTCTCATAAGGTCTACGGGGTGGTTCGAGTCCACGCTACGCTACAAAATTCTAAGTGTGTCTTGGTACGCTCTGACAACCGTCAACGACAAGGTCTCGGTAGGCAAAACGCGTTTGATCCTACCCATTCTGCAGTAGTAGCTCAGTTGGTAGAGCGCTGCCTTGCCAAGGCAGAGGTTCGCGGGTTCGAATCCCGTCTACTGCTCAAATATGCGGGTATGGTGTTTAACGGTTAGCACGTGAGCCTTCCAAGTTTGAAGTTTCGGTTCGAATCCGAATATCCGCTCAACTGGTCTTGTAGCTCAACTGGATAGAGCATTGGTTTTCTAAACCAACGGTTATGGGTTCGATTCCCGTCAAGATCACAAACATACGCCTATGGTGCAACGGTAGCATGACGGTCTCCAAAACCGTTGATAAAGGTTCGAATCCTTTTGGGCGTGCAAATATAAGGAGAGGTGCCAGAGTGGTCGATTGGACCGGTCTTGAAAACCGGAGAGCGTGAAAGCGCTCCGTGGGTTCGAATCCCACCCTCTCTTCAAAATTAGAAGCGGTACATTGAGATACTTCAATATCCAAAACTGCCATTTGTTGGTTCGAGTCCAACCTGAGGTGTTAATAGCACCTCGGTGGTGAAATGGTAAACACAGCAGTCCCAAAACAAGACGCTCATGTAAACATTCTCTAATTGAATTGCTGGCGACGCATGAATGGTGGTGCACCGGATTTGTAACCCGGACTAGAGTCGGTTCGATCCCGACCGTCAGCTCAAAATGGCCCTATGACCGAGCGGTTAGGTGCAGGTCTGCAAAATCTGTTAGGTTGGTTCGACTCCAACTGGTGCCTCGAGAATAATCAGAGGACTCATCGCTGGAAACAGAGGAAGTTCGCGACAACTAAACCTAACATGGGAGATGTAAAAATCGTTCGTACCACGGAAGTTGCAAGTTAAACAGTTTGAGGGTGTCGGTTTCCCTATGAGAACGGGTTAATGCAAAGTCAAATGATGGGATAAAACAGAAACGCGGCTACGCTCAATTATTCAAATTGCCCAGGTGGAGAAATTGGTAGACTCGCCAGCCTAAGGAGCTGGTGCCGCAAGGCGTGAGGGTTCGAGTCCCTCCTTGGGTACAAAATTAAAATGGGCCGATTGGTGTAACTGGGAATGAATACCAGCTTGGGTTAACACGAACCTGTAGGTTCGGCTGAGAGTTCGAATCTCTCATCGGTCCCGGTATCTCCCAAGGGAGAAAACTCTGGTTGGTGGTCTGACCTTATAGACCGCAATAAGACTGTCAAGGTAGGACGTCAGTTATAGAGAGGTGAGCCATACCTATTCCTCTCAACATGGTGATTGTAGCTCAGTTGGTTAGAGCGCTGGTTTGTGGTACCAGAGGTCGCGGGTTCGACCCCCGTCATTCACCCTAAAAAGAATACTTATGAAAGGCATTGAATTAATTCCAATTGGGCCTGTTTCTGAAGAAGCAAAGGCTAGGTTAAAGAAACGATCTGAAAGGGATAAAGCAAGATTAGACCAAATGGTTAAAGACGCTAAAGAAGGCAAGTATGATCATATAATAAACAAATAGAAAGCATGAAAGCGGGAGCTAAAACAACAGACAAAGATTTTAATAACTTAATTACATACTTGGAAAGATTCAAAGGTGCTAATATTACAATCACTGTTGATAAAAATCCTTCGCCTGAAAAGATTGCTTATATAAAAGAAAGAATAAAGATAAGTGAGCAACGTGCTCAAAACGGCCGGGTGGTGGAACTGGTAGACACGCTGGGTTTAAGCCCCAGTGGGCAGTAATGCCCGTGCGGGTTCGAATCCCGCTCTGGTCACAAAGGAGAGGTAAGCATAGTGGTACTGCAGCGGATTGCTAATCCGTTCGGCGTTTATTCGTCGCGTGGGTTCGATCCCCACTCTCTCCGCAATATATAATAAAACAATGGCCTGTTAGTTTAACGGATAGAACTCTGGTTTACGGCATCAGCGATGGGGGTTCGAGTCCCTCACGGGTCACTAATCAAATAAAAAACAAATGTCATGGTATTTAGAAAGCTCGCAGATAGGCAGGAAGTTGACTTATTACCATACGCACATGATTTCCTAACGGAACATCCAGAGCATAAACTCTACGTGGGTACGGATAGTCAAAACATCGGAAAAACTACAGTTTATGCAACAGTTATTGTGTTTCATAATAACAACGGTGGTGGTCACGTTTTATATTCTAAGGTAACAGTACCTAGAATCGCGGACAGATGGACCAGATTGTGGAAAGAAGTAGAAATGTCAGTTCAAGCAGCTGACCTTTTAAAAGAAGGAGATTTTCATCCGGTAGATTTTATTGACTTGGATTTAAACCCAGACCCAAGATACAAATCGAATATGGTCTTAAGATCAGCTGTTGGTTATGTTGAGAGTTTTGGTTACAAAGCAAGAGTAAAACCGAATGCGACTATTGCATCTTGTGTTGCAGATAGTATCTTCCGTTAAGAACTATTATATAAGAAGTGAATATATAATCTATAATACTTTGGGGTGTAAAAGCCCCAAATATTTTTACTAACTAAAATAAAACAAAAAAACATGAAGTAGGTACAAACAAAATTCTCCGAAACAAAATTAATCGTTGTCACTAGATCTGATATTTCTCCGGGCTATCAAGTAGTCCAATCAACACACTCAATCGCTGATTTCTCATATCAGCATCCTGAAGCTTTCCAACAGTGGAAGAATGATTCAAACTCAATCATTTGCCTTTCAGTGCCTTCAGAAGAGAAACTTCTCAAACTATTTAATAAATTCGAAAACCGTATACCGGCTACAGCGTTCTATGAACCAGACGTATCCGAATGGACTTCCGTGTGCTTACTTGGCACCCCAGAGATTCGTAAAGCACTTTCGCATTTACCGCTATCATTAAAAAACTCCGATGTATTATGAAAGGAATCTTAAAAGTTAGAAGCTTTGATGCGCTTAAAAAATTAAGTACAAAAAGAGCTTACGGTAAACACAAAAGATTACATGAAAGAATGAGACATATTCATACGTCTATTCTATTTCTTGAAGAACACAAATTACTTACTGTGGATATGCTATGGGATATGTTATGTGTTTACATTAGCTATCAAAGAGAAGCAGGTAAACTTTATTATGTTTACGCTTACGCTAGACCAGATAGTTGGTATAAGACAAACAATCGAATATTTACCGAATTTACACCAGAACATGTTGATTCGTATATTAATCATATACTTACAAATGCTTATAGCCATGTAATGAATCTGCCGTATGAACTACATAAAAAATACAGAGACATTATCATCGGGAGAGAAAAAGAACTAAAATTAAAAAACAACAATTAAAACAAACATTATGAAAACACAAGCACAACACAGACAAGACGTAGTTAATTATTTAAGATTAACAGCACAACACAAATTCCTAAAAGGGGAAAGTAATTTATTAGGATTAATAGAAACTGCAGATGGAAGTTTCTTTCGAGTAGACAATGGAACTCCAGTAACATCACAAATTAACATCGATTGGTTTGTAGAGCATTATAAAGGTGATGCTAAAAACGTAATCAAAAACCAAATCTTTTTTCATGGCCATGGTTACACTAGTATTAAAAGAAAATATTATGAAAAGTTGTTAGCCGCTAAATAAAACTAAAGATAACTCCTGAATATAAATACTCAATAAAATAAAACACAGACTATGAACAAAGTAATTAAATTCTCAGCAGATTGGTGTGGACCATGCAAAGTATACAAACCAAACTATATAAAATTTGCTGAACAAGTTAGTGGAGATGGAAAGGACATTGATGTGCTTGATCTTGATGTAGATAAAAATTCAGATGAGGCAAGTAAATACGGAGTAAGATCTATCCCACTTACACTTTTTATTAAAGATGGTGAAGTTGTTGATAAAATCAGCGGTGTAATACCAACAAGTGCATTACTTGACAAATATGCAGCAGTTTATCAGAATTAAAATACTTTTAAAGAATTAGAAATCAGGGACCAAAAGGTCCCTTTTTTTGACATCTCAAATGATAAATACTGTAACTAAAATAACTCAGTATTCATATGGGACAAAAAGAAAACGTGTTTAAAAGAATATTCACCTGGTTAGGTGGTGTCTTACAAGACGAAACGGGAACTCCGTCATCAAAAAGAGTAGTAGGGCTTTTATGTGGTGTTACTCTATGTATTACTTTATATGCAAACAGCTTCTCACATGGAGATATTAAACCATCAGACATATTGGTTGAAGCAGTTACTGCTTTAGCTTTTGGTTGTTTAGGATTATCTTCAATTGACAAAATTTGGGGTAAAAAGAAAACAGAACCTGCTGCTGAAGAACCTGCTGAATAAGTAAACTTAAAATTATCCTTAAAACAATGTCAGACCAACTACGAATAGAGTTGGACATAATCATAGTTTTAATGAAAGCAGGTATTCCTGCAGACATAGCAAGAATTATGGCCAGACAGATAATGATTGATAGCACTACAGCATAGTTTTTAACAATTAGAAAAAAAGTTTAAAAAAATGTAAAAATGCAAAAACTATCTGAAATGATATGTATAAATATACTATAAATTAATTACAATAATACGTTCTTACAATACTTTGTCATCTCGAAGCGGTCATCAGAGTTACATCAAACTATAACTATGACAGCCAATTCTTTAAAAACGCAGTAGGTGTAAAAGCCTAACCGTTTTAGAGATCCTACCGTCTTTTACCTCTACAGGCCAGGCGGCTATCGCAAGATAGGAAATCAGTAGATCGGTGATCCACTTAATATCGGATCGACTCGCGCACGTAAGGCGCAATCCTTTGAGGAGAAATTCTCGGGCACTGACAAATTGCATACAAAACATAACCGACGCGGAGATAGGAGTTACATCAAACTTTAAGCAAAATTCGAACAAACGCTCCTTTCTAATATTCTCGGTCATTTTGAAATTTCTTGCCACATTGGCATTTCTATAATGACGAGTATCGCTTCACAGCTTTACTCGTCTTTTTTTGTTTAATAACTAAAACCAATTATAATGAGCAGATTAACACCTTATTCAGACAAAAGAACAGCTACATCTAATGAAGCTTATTCTACCGTAGTGGAAAACTACATGGGCGGAAACTCTTTTAACGTTTCTCCGCTTGCAACTCTTAAAATTGTAACCGCAAGTTCAATCTTTGGAGAACCAAGATATTACCAAGACGGTATAGGATCTTCTAAAACTATTAAGAATCATTCAACTCTTATGGAGTATGATATCTTTAGTGATGGGGTGAAAGATAACCGAAGTGTAGTGGATGTATTTACTTCTGCAATTGACAATGCATTAGACTTTGACTTCAAAGCAACATTGGATTTTGCATTAGAACTACGTACAGAATACTTCATGCGTCTTAACCCAGCGGTTATCTTTGTTCGTGCTTCACAGCATCCAAACAGAGTTGCGTTTAATGAAGCTAATCCAGGCTACATGAAATCTATCGGAAAAGCAATCGCTTTAAGACCTGATGACGTAACAAACCAATTGGATTACTACATGTTCTTAAACGGTTCTAAGAAAGGTTTGCCTTCTTTACTTAAAAGAACTTGGGCTGATACTCTTGAGTCATTCTCTAGATATCAATTAAACAAATATAAAGGTAAAAGTCTTATTGACCTTGTAAGAATCTCACACGCAAGTAACGATGATATTACTGAGTTAATGAAGACAGGAACAATTAAAGTTACATCATCTGAACAAACTTGGGAAAGTTTAAAGAGTGCTGGAAAAACTTGGGTTGAGATTCTTGACACAATTAAAGTTCCTCACATGGCTCTTTTAAGAAACCTTCGTGGAATCTTTACAGAAATCAATGATGCGGCTATTGCGGCTAAAGTTCTTGAGCAATTGGAATCTGGTGTTTTATACGGAAAGCAATTTCCTTTTAGATACTGGAGTGCTTTTAAAGCAATTCAATCCGCGGACGTTAATCACTCTGGATTAATTAAAGACAGTCTTGAAAAATGTATGGACCTTGCGGTTGCTAACATGCCAAAACTTGACGGTCGAGTAATGTCTCTTTGTGATAACTCAGGTTCTGCTTGGGGATCTCTTAATTCAGAATACGGTTCTGTTACAGTGGCAGAGATTGCCAACTTGTCAGCAATCATTACTGCACAACAATCTGCGGAAGGTTATGTAGGAGTATTTGGTGACAGACTTAAAACTCGTTCTATCTCTAAAAGAAATGGTCTTTTAACTCAGTTAAATGAATCAAACACTGAAGGAAGAGGAATTGGTGGAGGAACTGAAAACGGAATTTGGTTATTCTGGGATAAAGCAATCAAGGATAAACAACACTGGGACACCGTGTTTATCTATTCTGATATGCAAGCAGGTCACGGAAACCTTTACGGCACAAACGAAAGAGACTATGCAGAGTTTGCGCACAAACGTTCTAACCGATACATTGATGTACTTGCATTAGTGGAAAAATATAGAAAAACTGTTAATCCAAAAGTTAACGTTTTCTCAGTACAAGTTGCTGGGTACGATAATACAGTACTTCCTGAAAACTTATACCGTGGTGCAATCTTAGCAGGGTGGACGGGTAAAGAATGTCACTATGCCGACGCTGTTATAAAAGCTTGGAATGAAATAGAGAATCAAAAATAAATTAAAGGAGCTTCGGCTCCTTTCTTTTGCATATATAAGTACTTAACCTAATGATATATAAAATAAACAAAATTATGTATCATTACGTCTATAAAGTAAAAGATCCTATTACTAAAGAATATTACATAGGTAGTAGAAGTTGCAACTGTTTACCGTCTGAAGACACTAGTTATAAAGGGTCTATGAAAACTTGGATTCCTAATAATTATGTTTTTTTAGAAAAAGAAATCTTACAAGAAGATTTTGAAAGCAGAGAAGATGCGCTTATCTTTGAAAGCAGCTTGATAGGAAAACATATTAAAGATGCATTAAATAGAAATTACGCTCAACCTGGACCAAAATTTCATACAGTGGGTAAAGACTGTTCTGGTGAACTTAATGGCTTTCATAATAAAAATCATGATGAGGCTACAAAAATAAAAATTGGGCGCTCAGGTAATCTTAATGCTGCATTTGGAAAAAAGTGGATTCATAAAGACGGCCAACGAAAATTTATTAAGAAAGAAGATTTAAACACTTACATTAATGCTGGTTGGTCTTTAGGTAATCTTATTTTAAATAATCCACTTAAAGAGACAAGAATTTGGATAACTGATGGATCTGCTAACAAATATGTTAAAGAAAATGAATTAAATTTGCCTGATGGTTGGAGAATAGGAAAGACTTATTCAAATGAGGCTAAAGAAAAATTTGGTAACCAGCTTTCTAAAAGTAGAACTAAAGCTATACAGAATACAAAAGAAGTAACATCTAATACTGTTTGGATGAATGATGGCTTAAAGAATCATCGAATAAAACTATTTAATGTTGAAGAATATAAAACTAAAGGATTTAATATGGGAAGACTAAATTATGAACCGTGGAATAAAGGCTTACCGCGAGTATCTGGCGCTGGTAGACAACCAAAAGAACCAGTGTATGCTAAAGCTATTATCGATGCTTGGGACTCTATTGAAAACAAACAATAATGATTAGACAGCAACTCTACAGAAATGGGGAGGACTTATATCTTATCCTACGCGAGGTAGAAATATCTCGCTTGTTGGATAAAGCTGGTCAGATTAGAGGTGACGCCTTTAATGCTCTCAAAGATTACTTAGGATCTGATAAGGTTCTTAAGAATCAATCCCACTTTTTGTTTTGTGAAACAGTGCAAGAAGCTAATTGGGAAGACATTACAGATACAAATGATTAAAAAAAGAGCCTTCGGGCTCTTTTTTTAGCTTACCATGAAACTTTATTCTTAAGCATGTATATATAATTAAATTCTGGGGAGCCAAACTTAGGCTTGCTTCGGGTGTCACAGCCTTGGAATATTCATACGTGGATATAAAGAAGTAAGAGTAATCAAAAACAACCAGACAACTATTATGACAATAACAACTACTGCCACTAGTGGCACATGTGGTCTTAGCATCACAACCAACAGAAACCGTGTGAAAGAATACGGTTCTAATGTGTATTTAAGAGACGGACAAAAGTTCGAAATTGAATTACACAACCCTCACACTTACAAAGTATTAGCAAAAATTAAACTTAATGGCTATTACATTTCTACAAGTGGGTTAGTCCTTAACCCAGGCCAACGAGTATTCTTGGAAAGATTCATTGACAAAGATGAAAGTTTTATCTTCTCAACTTATGATGTTGATGGCACTCCTGAATCTAAAGCGGCAATTGCTTACAATGGTGATGTTGAAGTAGAGTACTATGCTCAATACATACCAAGCAATTTGAGTTTAGGTAATTGGAACACAGGACAAACTTACACTTACTTTAACGGTAAAACTACAACTGACCTTAACAACACTTTTTATTGTTCATCAAATATCTCTAACACAGCAGGGATTTCAAGTGTAACACAGGATAGTTTTTCTTTTAATGCTTCAAACACATTATCAGAACCTGTAGAAACTGGAAGAATTGATGGCGGTAAGAAAACAGGACAAAAATTTGGAACATCAAATGATTCATTTAATTCTTGGGTGTTTGAGACTAAGAAAATGAAAATCATGCCTATTTCAGCTAAACCTGTTGAAGTAAGTGAACTTCGTAACTACTGCACTAACTGCGGAACAAGAGCGAAAAAAGCATCATGGAAATTCTGTCCATCTTGCGGAACTAAAATGTAAAAAACTGGGTTGGCTCCCTTAATTTTTTATCTTAAAAGTCTAAGAATATATACCAAAAATATAATGTAAAAGATGAATAAGAATCAATTCTTTAACAAACATAAATTCCAGCAAATACCTCAACAAGAACTTGACAGAAAATGGCGAGTTTTTAATGAGCAAGAAATGTTTAATAACATGAGTGCTCCTGCAACTGCTTTTGGCGGCGGCGGTATTAGTGATACTGAACCACCAGTACCTTCTTGTATTGATGGCTGGATGACTACAAATCTAGATGTAATTGCTTTTAGAGACGGCTATCCAATATTACAAGCATTAGATGCTTTAGAATGGACAGACGCTAATAACAGCCTTATTCCAGTATGGTGTTACTATAATTTCGATTCTAATACAGGTCCAACTTACGGAAAACTTTATAATTACTATGTTGTTGAAGAATCATTAATAAGAGGAATTGGGCCTGCTGGGTATGCTGTTCCGTCAGAAGAGGATTGGACTATCTTAGAGAATTGTTTAGGAGGTAATGAAATTGCTGGTGGTAAATTAAAAACAACAGGAACTTCTGACGATACTGGATTATGGTTACCTCCAAATTCAGGAGCAACTGATGAAGTTGGATTCTCCGGTATACCTAGCGGATATATGTCAGATGGCGGAGTTGCTGGGAATCTGAAATCTCGAGGAAGTTTTTGGACAACTACTGAAGTTTCTGAAACCATAGCAATGGTTATGAACTTAAATTATAATAGTACTGCTGTTTATCACGGTCCAGATACTAAAAGTAAAGGATATTCTATTAGATTGAAAACTATTTAATTTGTATTGAATATAACTATCAAATAAAAATAATACCACAGAAATTCTTTTGAGAGGTTACTCCGTTGCTAAACCCTGACGGACTTAATCGTTAAACTTAAATAAACATATCGGAAATCGCTAATGTGCAAGTTCTTGCAATACTGCCAGTCCTTTCCCTGTTTAAATTTGTGTTTACTCATCACAGCAACATGATGCTGGAAATAGTCAAGAGTAAAGGGATATGAGACTATTGGGAATTTCTTTTTTAACATATACATACCATGATACAAGAAGAAAGAGTTATACTTACACTTGCTGATATTGCTGAAGAATTTGATGTAGTAGAAAATGAAGAAATAGTTTTTGCTGAAGAGCTTGAACATATTGGTGCAAAAAATGCATCTGAAGTATTTTTTATTGGTATAATGGAAGATGACATCAATGAAGGTGAATTCATATCTGAAACTGAGACAGAAACTATAAAAGGTTCAGACATTTACGGATTAATTGGATTAAATGATTGTTTTGTAACTAAAGGCAAAATTAAAGGATATCCAGCATTTAAAGTATATGATGGAATAAGCGAATTTGTTTTCGCAGGTCCAGATTTTAAATTGAATCTTCTATAAAATATATTGCGGGGTAGAGCAGTTGGTAGCTCAGTGGGCTCATAACCCAAAGGTCGCAGGTTCGAGTCCTGCCCCCGCTACTAACTTAAATTATTAAAAATGGCGACAGCAGCTAAAAGATCGAGACAGGCAAGGGTTTTAGAAGTCTTAGAGAAGCAACTCAAAAGCGGTGTAAAAACTGAAAAGAAAACCACTGATGTGAAAGTTCCCTTAACCGAACATGACATCAAAAGAATTAAGAAAGAAATTGAAATACTACAAGGTAAGTAATTTCTTGGATATATAATTTAAGAGAGAGTAGCTCAGGTAGTAGAGCAAATCCTAGTAGTGCAACATTAGATAAGTTCTCGAGATTAGTCTATACGCAACAAACCCGATCGTGCCGCCGATGCAAGTCCGGCCTCTCTCTTAAATTGTTAATAACTTAAGACCTGCAAATTTTTATTTGTAGGTTTTTTTGTTTAATTTTATATACTATGAAAACAATAAAAACATACAGCATTGGTGATATCCACGGTAGAAACGATTGGATGTACTTTACACACGGATCTCCTGTAGATTTTGAAACCTGGAGAACTCACGTAGAAGCTAGCGGCGGGCCAGATGGATATGCTGACTTTGACCAACCTGACTGGCATAACTATACAATGTATGACAAGATCATATTCGTTGGTGATTATGTAGATTCTTTTACTGTCTCTAACTTGGAGATTAAAAAGAATCTTGAGGATATCATTTTCTTTAAGAAGACTTGTCCTGACAAAGTAGTTCTTCTTTTAGGAAATCATGACATATCTTACATTGTGCCTAATCAAGAATGTTCTGGGTTTAGATCTACTATGAAATGGGATTTAGCTGACATCTTTACTAAAAACGCTAATCTTTTTAAACTTGCTCATCAGATTGGTAATGTTCTTTGGACACATGCAGGTGTAACTGTTGGTTGGTGGAAAGAATTTGAAAAAGAGATGTATGATCCAAAGAATAGATTCATTGACGTTGCTAGAGATAACATGGGTGCAAACTTTGCGGACTTACTTAATCTTGGATGGGATATGAAACTCGAAAGCATTTATAACGTAGATCATATCTCTGGCGGGTTTCAAATGTGGGCAGGGCCTCTTTGGGTTAGACCTCATGTTTTAAATAAAAATGCTATGGGCGGTATCAAGCAAATTGTAGGTCATACACCACAAGCGGCTATTTGGGAATGTGAAAACGTAGTTTACATTGACTGCTTAGAGCACGGTGGTGATTCTGGTGATTGCTATGCACTTGATGTAGTAGTATAAGAACTTTCGGGTTGCTCATGTATATAAGTTTAATAAACTAACGATACATGAGCAAAACGTATATCATTACTGATACACACTTTAATGGGAATGTTTACAGCAATCCCAACTACACACAAACTATTTTTAACTATTGGTCTACTATCGTTGGTCCAGATGATACTATCATTCATGGCGGTGATGTTTGCTCGGGTTCTTGGAATAAGGTATCTGAACAAATTGCTTCAATGCCTGGAAAGAAAATCCTTGTCCGAGGAAATCATGACGGTGCTAAAGATGAAAAGTATCTTGAAGCATTTGATGAAGTCTATTCAACATATGTTGACACAGAGAATGATGTAGTTTATTCTCACTACCCAGTAGATGCAGAGATATATAATTGTAAATATAACATCTTTGGACACTTCCATAAGTACCCCCAGAATATGAAAGACAGTCTTGTACGCAGGTACAAAGGTTTCTTTGATTTTAATCGTAACTTTACTTACTGTATTGTGGATTGGGAATACAAACCTGTAGAAGTTCAGGTGTTTCTTAAAAAATGTATAGATCATGCCAAATTTTGTGTTTAGCTTTCAAGAGTTCTTAACAGAGAACGAAGTATTTGAAGGAACCAATAGAGTAGATAAAAGACTATCTGACGAAGTACAAGAAGAGTACAACAAATTAAAAATCGAATCTTTAAAGAAACAAATTGACTTGTGTAAAAAACATAAAGTTAAGTGCTTTATAGATTATGGTTCACTATTAGGTTTATACCGAGACAAAAAACTTATCAAGCACGATAACGATACTGATGTTGCTATCTTTGGTGAAACAGTAACAAAAGAATTTCTTGAAGATGTAGAGAAAGAATTTGTTTTACAACGTCCAACAAAAATGAGTGCTTTAATTAATAAGTTATTTGTAAGTGATGAAAATGCTGATGATTATCACCAGATTCCTTACGTAGGTCTTGCGCTTAAAGGTAAAGATGGTAAAGAAATTCAGGTTACCGCAATGTCTAAAAAGAAAATTGGCGTTCCTGGAGATTTCTTTTTCTATTATCCATACGGTGATGGGAAACGTATTACAAGATATCCAGGATGGGAAGTTCAATTAACTGATGCAAAGCATTTTGATAAACTTGGAACTTTAAAACATGATGGGTATGATTTTCCAATTCCTGGAGATCCTGAAGTCTATTTAGAATATCTTTATGGTAAAGATTGGAAAACACCAAAGTCAAATTCAGGTCTAAACGATGATTGCGAATTTATATCCAGAGCAAAAGGTAAAGCATACTGCTATTCCCATAAAGAAGGTAAGTACAAGAAGTAATATAATGTTGATATAGATAATATCAATAATTTTTTTTTCACACATTGGAGGTCTTTATAGGTCCTCCATTGTTTTGCCCAGAAAACTATTAACTATTTAAAGTATATAATTTCAATAAAACTTATTTATGATACATACATTTATTATTGATGTTGACGATACCATTTTAACCACGCCTCTCAAAGAAGATGGAAAGTATGATTATGATAATTCTCAGCCTATTCCACTAACCATTGAGAGGATTCGTAGTCTTAAAAAGGATGGTCATAGCATCATATTGTTTACAGCTCGCGGTATGAAAACATTTGCCGGAGATGTTAAAAAGATTAAGAAAGAACATGAAGATCGTTTACTTAATTGGCTTAAAGTCAATGACTGTCCTTACGATTCTATTATCTTTGGTAAACCTTGGGGTCCTAATCCTGTTTACGTAGATAATCGTAATTTATCTTTACATGCATTTGCTACAAGTGCTCCAGAATTTTTTGAACCAATCATCCTAGTCGAAAATAAACTATGACATCAGTAATTATTCCAGCCGCTGGTTTAGCCAGTAGAATGAAACCTCTTTCACGAGGTGTAAGTAAAGCAATGATCCCAGTTAACGGTCGTCCGTTAATTTCATATATCATTGAAACCCTACTTAAAGATTATCCAACTAGAGAAATCGTAATCGTTGAGAATGAACTTGGCGATATTAAAGAATTTGTTAACCGAGTCTATAATACTTCCAATATTAAAACTGTTGTTCAAGAGGAAAAACTTGGACCGCTGCATGCAATATCTTTAGGTCATAATGCCTTGGAGAATAAAGAATCTGGTGTAACAGTTTGGTTAGGTGATACTATCTGTCTTGATGAATTTCCCTTTCATAAAGATTTCTTAGCAGTTCAATCTGTTGAAGATCCTCATCGTTGGTGTCTTGTAGACCAAGACGGTAAACTGTATGATAAACCTGATACTGCAGTTCCTACAGATTTAGCATTAATTGGTGTGTATAACTTTGCTAATCGTAAAGCATTTGATACTTCTATGAAAGTAGGCATGAAAAAACCAACACATAAAGGTGAGTACCAAATTGCTGCTCTATTAGAAAACTATATCTTAAGCTATAAAATGCAACTTGTAGGTACTAATGAATGGTATGATTGTGGCGAACTTAATACTTATTACGAATCTAAAGCAAAATTGCTTCAAAGAACTGCCAGATCATTTAACAAGATCAAGGTAGATACATTCTATAATATCATTTCTAAATCTAGTGATTCTCCGGAAAAGCAAAGAAAGATACAAGATGAAAAAGAATGGTTCTTAGCTCTAGATCCTTGGGCATCACAATTCATTCCAAGAATACTTCCGTCTGAGGTTGGTGAGTTATCAATGTCATTGGAACCGGGTATTGCTTTAAACGAAATTATTGTGTATGATAATTTAAGAACAGATATTTGGCATGATATTATACGTAAGATTGTAAACATTCATCATGGTGTCTTTAAAAGACCTTCTAAAATATCAGAAGATCGCATGAAAGAAGAATGCTTCCGTGCTTATGTTCTAAAAAATGTAAACCGTCTTGACGGCATGAAGGATACTATTATTACTTCTCAAGATAAGTTTCAGATGGTTAGAGATTTCGTTGAGCAAACTGGCTACATGTTATGTTCAGATCCTCATCCATACTGGTCACAAATCATGCATGGTGATTCTCATTTAGGAAATCTTATTTATGATCCACACTCAGGTTCTATTAAATTTGTTGATCCTCGAGGTTCATTTGGTAATCTTAAAGGTACTGAAGGCGACATGCGATATGATATGGCAAAATTAATGCAAGATTTTTACTGCGGGTACAGTATGATTATGGCAGATCGTTATATCTTATTTGGAGAAACTTGTTCTATTGACTGGGTTCCTGGAACGGAAAACTTATCAGCTATGCTTGAAGAGCAACTTGTAGAAAACTTTTACGATGTAAACTTACTTAAACGATTGGCAATTGTTTTATTAATCACAGCAATTCCTTTTCATACTGATGATAAAAATCGACAAGAAGCATTTTGGTTAAGAGGTATTGAACTAATCGAGGCTATAAAAGACGGAGATAAATAATCTATACAAAACAAATGGCGCTATTTATAAAAACGCATGATCGTCCTTTAACAGGAAAACCTAAAGCAATGTTATTCTTTCCTCGTGACTTCGAGAAAATGGAATACATTATGGGATTCGGTATTCCTGTTTTAGAATACCTAAGCGAACACTACGATCCAATCATAATCACGGGTTCTAACAGTGACACTACACACTTTAAAAAGTACGGACAAGTTTGGGGTTTCTCAATTGCACATCTTTTAAAGCTGAAAGAGTTCTCAATGAAACGCGCTGATGAAATGGAAGGCGATGACACAAACTGGGAATACAACCGAGACATTGTCACAGCTGAACTTGAACTATCATTTGGTAAAGAATTCTTTCAAGATCTTACCAAAATCTTTATGATAGATCCTATTGATTTTATCTTACCACAAACTTCATACGTTCCTAAGAAATCTAGTGAACTTCTTTGTGAAAGAAAAAATGAATTTCATGATACGGTAAACGCAGATCTTCATGAACTTGCTACAATTACTGACTATAATAAAAAGACTGCTGAAAAGTATTATTCTCGTGCTTCGGTCTTAGCTTTTGGTAGTCACAACAAAAACATCAGTATGTCATTAATTGACTGGAGTGTTAAACAAGCAAGTAATTTTGAGTGTGCTTATGGATTTATTAATGATCCTGCTTTTTACTATCCTATCTTTGAGCTTTGGGGTATTCCGTTTAAAGCACTTTACTTTGCTGATGATAATCGAGGTACTCGTGATTTCCATGAATTTCCAATTGGCGAACTTCAACATATAGTATGGGACAGCCGCAAAAAAGTAAAAGATCTTCTTTCTTTTGATGAACCAGTGAAACAAGATAAAGATTTCTTTTTTGCTGGAACTATCTTTCAAGAAAAAGGTGGCCGAGTTGAGCTATATGAAAGATACTTAAAAGATTTAAGACTTCCTAACTCGGATCTGTTTATTCCACAAAGAGCAAACGGTATTGTTTACTCTAAAGATAACAATGACAGATTTGTAAATAAACTTACAGATAAGTTTGCTGAACTGCATGCAAATGTTTTAGCTCATCCTATGTATGCTAATCATATTGTTCCTGCTGAATATGAAGATACTGTTAAGCACTACAAGTACGGAATGTTATTACGTTGTGTATCTTATTATGATTCTTTAAACTTCAGACCTATACTATATGCAAGATTAGGAATACTTCCTTTCATAGATCCTCAATATGATCCGCTTGGATTACAAATTCCACTAGACATACAAGAGCACTTGGTTGTTCAAGATGCTGCGGATATTGAGAAAAAAGTTGCATATTTTAATGCAAATCCTGCACACAGACAAGAACTATTAAGTAAACTTGAATATAAATTTAAGGTTAAAACATTCAACAAGGAATGGAAAACCATCTTATCTCAATACATATAATTAATGAAAACAGAAAATTTAACAGTTGCAGTTTATCCTATTGGATCTTCAATGAAGTTCAGTAAGGAAAAACTTAAAAGATCTGATGGATCATCTGAGTATTTTAAATTAATCTGGGCGCTTGTTCGTAACGAATCCATTAGTTCAGTTTGGTTAGTTCAGCGTAGTGATTGGAAACGTTTATCTTTTGAAGAAAAGGCAGAAATTGACCCAAGAGGTGTTCTGCGTGATATTCATTCAGAATTTGCCGTTGAACTACCACCTGGTAGACGTCAAGGTCCTGATGGAAATCTTATTCCTCATACAAAAGAAGAACAAGAAAAATACATGGATCTTTGGAACAAAGTAAAAGATCTTCCACAACCTGACTTTGGGTTTGGATTTGCTTCACAAGGATTAACTATGGTAAATATTCCTGGAATAGTGCCAAGTATTAAAGATCCTTCAAGAATGACAGGTGCATTGGATATGACTCTTATTTATGGAGCTCCACTTGTACACTACTTAAATATGTCAAACATCCCTTGGTTTATGATTATGACGGATCCTCGTTACATCAAGAAAAACCAAAAATGGCGTGATATGGTTAACGGTCCTAGAGAATGTATTGCACAATACAATTCTGACATTAACTTTACTCACTTTGACACTTACCCTGATTTAACAAGTGGAAACGAAATCACTGAGAAACTTATTCTTACGTACTCCGGTATTGAGAAAATGAATCTTATTGGTGAAACTGTTGTACCACCTGATACTGAGCGTGATGTTAAATTCTCAATCGTTGCAATGCAATCTGCTTATGGTAAAACTACAACTGTAGATTATCGTTTAGAAGCATTAAAGAAATGGATCTTAACTCAACCTAATTCTAAAGATTGTGAAATCTTTGGTAAATGGGACGAGCGCTTCATTAAACAATACCCACAGTTTAAAGGTTATAAGGCTCCCGAGGAAATTGATGAAATCTTTAAAAGAACTCGATACACACTTATCATACCTATTCGTCCTGACTGGGTTACAAGTAAATATGCAGAAATGCTTCGCGTAGGTGTACTTCCTTTTTATCACCCTGATTACGATACACAATTTTCAACTATTCCTAAAGATCATTATCTTAGAGTAAAAACTCCTAAAGAAATGTTTGATAAGATTGAAGATCTTGAAGCAAATCCAGAGAAACGAATTGCTTTGGTTAAACAATTACAATTAATGTTCTTACGGGGTGTTCGTCAAGGTTCGTTTATTGCTGATGTGGTTAATCCTTTCTTAGAGCGTGCAGGTGTTCCTGTCGTTGTAGGTAAAGGCTATTCTGATGAATTACTTCGTACACCACAAATGTCAGATTATAATAAACCAACTAAAGCACCGGTGATTAATTCTGCAGCATTATTTTAGTATGAAAGATTATTCAAAATTTTGGGATGCGGTCTACGTAATCAATCTTGATTTTAGACAAGACCGCTGGGAAAGCATACAGGCAAAAGCAGCGGTCATAGGATTACCTATAGAACGCTGGAATGCTGTTAAAGCAACTGATGTTAATTTAGAAAAGGACCGAGTTGGAATCCGAGTGAAAAAGACTTCATGTGTTGCTTGCGCTTTATCACATTATGGAATTTATCGTGATGCACTATCTAAAGGATATGATAACATACTTGTTCTTGAAGACGACGCTGATCTTCCTCTTGACTTATATGAACAAGTGGATAATATGTTTAACACAAATGAATATTACTTAAAGAATTATGATCTTATCTATTTAGGATGTGCTGACAAATATCCAAATGTTTCTTTAACAGAAAATTTAGCATTATCACAATTTACATTACTTACGCATGCACTTCTATTTTCTAAAAGAGGTATGGAAAAAGTAATAGAAATCATTGATACTCAAGATGACGGTAAATGTCGTATGAGTGTTGATGTATTCCTTGCAGAAAGATTACAACCGCTAAATAAAACTTTTCAAGCGGTTCCTTCAATTATAACAACTATTACAAGCACATCAGATATCGCAGGTTGGAAAAGAACTTGGAGCTCTATGCTATCTGACTGCAAACATCAAGGATTAAAGAATCCGAAAAAATGGGAATCTTTTGAGAAAAGAGCCAAATCAATAAAACAATACTTATAAAAATTAATTATGACAAAAGACGGAAAAATAAAGTACGGTGTCGCAGTTCCATTAATTGGTGGAATGGCCGTTGCCAATAAAAATTCTACTGGGGAAGATCCAAGTTTCATTGTGTCTTTTCCTGCGTTTGCTGGTAACGATGCCCACTGTGTGAACAGATTTAAAGACGTGCCATATTTGCTAGCAGATGAAGAAACTAATGAGTTAGGAGATTATGAAAGTGCACTTTTTGATGATGTAGATTTTGTATCTGCCGTTTGTCCTTGTGCAGGTTTATCAATGCTTAACTCAAGTACAACAGGTTCAGCAAAAGCAAGAGGTGGAGACGCCGCTCAAAATGACTGGATGTACAAAAGTGCTCGTCTTGTTCTTGGTACTGTTAAACCAAAAGTATTCTGGGGCGAAAACGCGCCAGGACTATACAGTGCTATGGGTGAAAAGGTTGTTGAGAATTTAAAAGTAATTGGTAAAGAATTTGGTTATTCTTTCTCACTTGTTAAAACTGATACATTCTTACATGGTATTCCTCAACACAGAATGAGATCGTTTTACTTTTTCTGGAAAGACAGTGAAGCACCAATCTTAGGTTACACAAAACGTGAGGCTCCAATGTTAAAAGATTACCTTGATATGATTCCTGAAGGTGTTACAGAAATGGACAGACCGTTTGGACTTGGTGATATTTCTGAAAATGGATGGTTCTTGTTTGCAAAAACTCAAGGATGGGATACGCAAAAATTACTAGAGAGTCATTATAAAACTATGTTCCACTTTGTTTCTGGTGAAGGTTTAGTTCAGGAAGCACTTGATTGGGCAGAAGCTAATGAAAATCTACAAATGAAAAAGTTTATTGCACACACGCAAAAGAAACTCGCAGATAATAAAGGTTGGTGGGACGGAACTCCACTTATCTTTAATGAAGCAACCAATGCTATCATTGCAAAGAACTCAGCAATTATACGACCTGGGCATGAAAGAGGTATTACAATTCGTGAAGCAATGTGGTTAATGGGTCTTCCTCATGATTTTGAATTGGTAGGTGGTTCTTTTAATCATATCTGTCAGAATGTTCCTGTAACAACTGCAACCGATTGGACAAATGAAATCGTAAGATTCATTAAAGGAGAGATAACAGAATTTGGTGGTGATTTTGTAAAACAGAATAACATTAACCAAAGAATTGACTATGCTGCTAAAACTATGACCTCAAAAAAATTATTCTAATGCTTGGAGATTGTTTTTTAGCCACTATTGCATACGAGAATCACGAGTACTTGCCTCTACTTGTAGAACAGTTTCCTGATTTGATAATATATGATGCCTCTGTAAAAAACATTTATAGAGGTCCTGGTAAGATTGTAAAAATTCCTAATGAAGGTTTCACTGGTAATTGGAATCTTATCTTTGAAGATTTTGAACATTCAGACAAAAAGTTTATTTGGATGACAAATAACGATATCACAATTGAGACTTCGACTGTTGAGAGAATGAGAGAAGTGCTATGGAGTGAACCTAAAGCAGCTTGTGTGGTTGCTTCTTATAATTCTCATCATCAACCATTAAGATGTCAGGAAAAGGGAATTCGTCCTGTGCCTTTCATGGAACAAACTTCACCTTTATACCGTAAAGAAGCACTGCTATCACTTTTTAATTCTAAAGGATATTTCTTATATCCAGGTATTAAAATGGGTTGGGGCGTTGATGTAATCTCATCATTTCAATTAAGAGAATTAGGCTGGGATTTACTTGTTATTGATGACGTAGAATTTAAACATCATATTGCTGAAAATGCAAAAGCAGAATATGGTTCTAAAAAGGAATACTCTAAGATTGCTGCTGCTGACCGAGGCAGACATATTGTTGAAGTATTAGGAACAGGTTACAAAAAGAAATTACTTAAAGGTCTTGAAGAATACAAATACAAAATTTAACATGAGAAAATTAAACATTACACGAGAAGAATTTATTACGCTCTGGCCTAAAGGACTTAAAGTAGCAGAGATTGGTGTGTTTAAAGGAGTTCATTCAAAAGAACTAATAAAATCTAACCCATCACAATTAACATTAATTGATATCTGGCGTCATATTGAAGACGATGGAGTTTACAGCACACTTGATGCATGTAATTTATCAAACCGCGGTCATATCCGTATTTGGAATAAAGTAATTAAAGCGTTTGCCGATAATCCTGAAGTAGAAATTGTCAGAGAATTTGGTGATGTTCATGCTCAGACTGTTGCTGATGAACACTACGACGTAGTTTATATTGATGGCGACCATTCATATGAAGGTTGCTTGAGAGATATGGAAGCTTGGAAAACTAAAGTTGCTAAAGGTGGATTTATGTATGGCCATGATTACACAGATTCATACGCTTGGATTGAGGTAATCAAATCAGTAACACAATTTTTACAAGATAACCTAGATTGGCATTTAGTAGCAATCACAGGAGAAAGACCAAGAAAATCACCAAGCTGGATCATAGCTCGTAAAGAATCTTTTGTGTGGGATCTGTTAACATTATCACCAGAAACCGAGAATTAATAGTTCTTGGATGTATATAAAATTTAACTAACTTATTATATGAAACTATTAATCATAGAAGGCACAGATCGTTGTGGCAAAGATACTCTTATAGAATCTATAGCTCGCGAATATAAGCATGTCATCAAACGTCATTGGGGCTATCCTTTAGGTGAAACCAATGAAGATAAAACAGCGTATCAAAAAGATTCTTTTAACTGGGAATTTAAGTTGCACAACATCTTACAAACTGCAAGTAATGAAGTTGATAAAAACTCCATCATAATTTGGAATCGTTCTCACATTGGAGAATTGGTTTACGGAACTATTTACAGAGATAGCCAGCCTGAAACGTGGGTAATGGATCTTGAAAGAAAATACTGTTTTGATCAAGCTGATAACATTTACTTGGTTTATTTACACGCAGATCCAGAGTTTGTTGTAAAACAAGATGATGGCAAATCATATTCAGCAAATCTTAAAGATAAACAGACTGAACTATCAAAATTCAATAGTGCTTGTAACCGATCTACTATCCGTAAAAAACTTTTTGTAAAAGTAAATGAAAACGGAGAATATAAAAGTCAACAAGATATCCTTAACTCAGTATTTACATTTATTAACGACTAAACATGCAGCATTCTTTAAATTCAGAATTTCACAAACTAATTAACAAGATAGAAAATCAAGGTTTCTTATCACAGCCTAGAGGATTAAAAGTTAAAGAATTAGAAATGGAAAGGTTAACGATTAACCCAACCATGCCTTTAGCTGATTTTGATGCTCGTCCTTTTAACTGGAAGTATTTCATGGGTGAGATGGCTTGGTATTTAAAACAAGATAGAAATGTTGATTACATTAATAACTTTTCATCTTTTTGGAAAAACATTGCTGATGAAGAAGGCAACATACATTCAAACTACGGGCATTTACTTTTTGGAAAACAAATTCAATGGGCACTTGACTCATTAAAGAAAGACATTAACACAAGACAAGGAATTGCTTTTATCAGTAACCCAGGCGTGCAATATCCTGGTAATAAAGATTTTGTTTGCACAATTTATCTTAACTTTTGGGTAAGAAACAATAAGTTAAATATGAAAGTTCAGATGCGCTCAAATGATATCTTTTACGGATTAACTTTTGATGCACCATTCTTTGCGTTTGTGCAACAAACAATGCATCAGTGGTTATTAGAATCGTATCCTGACTTAACATTAGGTACTTATTATCATTGTGCAGATAACATTCACTTTTATGAAAGACACTTTGAGCTTGCTCAAGAAATCATAAAAGAACCAATTAAAAATCCAAACTTCTTTTTACTTAAAACTCCGTTATTTGTTATGAAAGATAACATTATGGTATTAACTGTAGCAGGTATTAAGTTCTTAAATGAAGTTGAAGAACTAATTCAAAACAAACCTATAACACAAGAACAATCTAAAGCTGTTCTAAACAATTATTTTTACATTCAATAAACACAATCAATCATGGAAGAAATTATCGACAAGAGAATTAAAATAGCAAGAACAAGAACTGGTGTACCATGTCTTTGGGAAAGCACAATGAAATTTGCTGACTTAAGAAGAGCTACTGCAATTCTTGATAAAAATGGAAAATCAAAAGCAGCTGTATTTTTAAACGCTGATAAAGAAAAGCAAGCCTTAGTGCCTATTCAACAAAATGACTACATAGCAAAAGCATTTGAAGATAAACACGGAGTTGCTTTATCAGTATTTAAAGTTACTGAAATTTCATCAATGGAAAACACGGCAACAATAGTTCCGGTGTACCGCAAATCATCTTTAATTGCTGAGTATGAAGTTCCTACTGAATATAAGCATATGATAGAATCTGTTATTAGTAAATTAGGAAACACAAAACACGTAGTTTCTTATATGTCAGAATTTGAAACTGCTAAATAAGTTGTTAAAAACTTTAAGGTAAAACTATTGCTTATTCAGATTATTTAGATTAAATTTATACAAATAATAAAACTATGACACAATACTTAATCTATGTAAGAGGTGAAAAGGTGGAAAGCCTTTCTTCTTGGTTTAGACATCAATTTGGTCCTCATTCAAAATTACTTAGGTTAAACAAATCTGATGTTGCTTTTGACGTAGAGGCTAGAAAATCAGGCTTTGTCTCTATGATGATAGGACATGAAGAATTTACTAGACTGCAAGATTTTCTCGATGACCCTGAAAATATAAAGAAACCTATTAATAGAGAAGCTGTGTTAGTAGAATACTTAACAAGAATGGGTGATTCTCCTAGAAATAGATTTTCACCCGCTGCACAAAGTGTTGAAGACATCATTACCATAGTTGCTGATATAATTGAAGAAAAATACTTTTAATCATGAGTTACAAATTATACCTTGACGATATCCGAATGCCACATGTAAGTGCAAAGAAATTTCCTTACTTGGCTGAACTATACAATGATCCGACTTGGATTATAGTTAGAAGTTACGATGAATTTACAAGTCAAATTAAAAATAGTTGGGAAACTACAAAAGAAGCACCAAGTATTATATCTTTTGACCATGATCTTGGCCCAGAACATACAAAATACTTTTTTGATAATGGTGGGCGAGAAAACCCACCTAATCCAGACGATGCTACTTTTACTGAAAAGACAGGAAAAGACTGCGCAAATTGGTTAGTTGATTTTTGTGAGACCAAAGGAATGCCGTTACCCGATTTTTATATTCATAGCGCAAATCCTGTAGGTGGTAAAAACATTGAGTCATTATTAACACAATACAAAAAATTCTTAAGACAAGTCAATGAGCTGGAATAAATATGATGAAGAAGAAGAAAAAATGTATCTTGAAGATGCAAAAGTTCTACACCGTATGACTAGACCAAGAAGTCCACTTATACGTGAATACATACAAGATCCTAAAGACCACGAACTTATTCACGTTATCATCAAAAGACGTGTAGGTAATGTATGGACAAATTCTTCAATGATTGTTGATACACATTTATGTACTTGGCTAAACCATGATTTATCACAAGGCTGGATTGATGAACTAGCCGTACCAAAATAATTAACTATGATATACTTTACATCAGATTCCCATTATAACCACAAGAATATTGTAAGTGGTGTTACCCGTTGGGAAGACAAAAGCGGATGTCGTGATTTCGCAACAAAAGAAGAAATGGACGAGGCAATTATTGCTAACATAAACAAAGTTGTCAAAACTGACGATACACTGTTTCATTTAGGTGATGTTGCTTTTCAAGGTCCTGACAAAGTAAAAGAATTTAGAGCTAGAATAAAATGTAAGACTGTTCATTTAATCTTGGGTAATCATGATGTGGATATTCATACATTAAAAGAACTACAAGAATTATTCACTACTGTTGATTTCTATCGTGAGATTAACATTAACGGACAAAAGATTATTCTTTGTCATTATCCGCTAAGAACTTGGAATAAATGGCACCACGGAAGTTGGATGTTACACGGACACTGTCACGGTAAACTTCAACACCAAATTCCTGCAAGTTTACTTAAACGTTTACTTGAAGAAAAAGAAATGGATGTTCTATGGGCTCTTGCTAATAATGAAGATGTTGAAGGCTACTGTCCTAACGGTAGATCTCTTGATGTTGGACTTGATACACACCCGCAATTCCGTCCGTATAGCATGTCTGAATTACATGATATTATGGCAAAGAAAACCTTTACTGCTACTGATGCACATAATGAAGATTCCGCAAGGAAAACTAATATGGGAGCAAGATAAATACTAAAAATCTAGTTACGATGCTATCATATACAGAATGGATATTAAATGAAGGAGGATGGTCTTCTATTAAAACTCAAGGAATAAAAATCACACCAGCAATACTAAAAGTTGCTGATGATTATGTTAAGCAATTATTTGCTGACTTTGAGAAATGGATGTCTAAGACTTATCCTGATACATTACCTTTAAAAGGAATCCGTCCTGTAGGCTCAGGAATCTATTACGAAGAAGATTTAAAGAATGAACCGGAGAAAATATACGGAGATATAGATTATCTTGTAGAATATCCTGTCTATGGTGATTCTTCAGATCCTCGTAAAACTGAAACTGACGCTATTCGTTTTTACAATAAAGCAATGTTTCAATTCTTCAATGAAACAAAATACAAAGGTGTAGATTTAAAAGATTCTCGAGGTGCAGACGGTACCGGAGCAGTTCTTATTGCTGAAGTACAACCCAATGTATACATTCAAGTAGATTTTGTCTCTACACACGCAAAATATGTAGAATGGGCGCTTGACCGTTTTACACCTATTCACAATATTAAAGGATTCGTCTCAGGAAACCTTTACTCTTCACTTGCTGATGCACTTTCTATTTCTATGGGAGATAGAGGTGCACGAGCAAAACTTCAAGCAGGAGCACTTGTTCCGTTTCGTATGAGAAAAGATGTTGAAGAACTTGCAATCTCTATGAATTTCAAAACGCTTTTCACAGACATTGTCAGTTTCTTCATGTCTTTAAAAGATAACACTACATCACCAGAATTTCAGCAGTCAGATATTGCAGGTATTGATTCTAAGAATCTTACATTAGCAGGAATTGCTAAAGGAATCTCTTCACTTGCAGATGTTCTTGAAAGAAACGGTATTCTTGATGGAAAAACTGTTCAGTTTAAAAATGCAGCAGATATGAAAAGAGCCGTTGCACAAAATTACTCTGCTAAGATGGCTGAATTACGTGGAGATTCTAAATTTAACAAAGCCGCTGACCCAATGGCAATAGCCACACGAGATAAGATATTTAAAGTTTCTAAAGATTCAGAGGATGAAGTTGCCTCTATCTTAAAATAAGAACTATTGTATTACTTGTGAATATATAATCTATAACCATGTGATCTTTAATCACGCAAAACTACATTTATGTTAAAAAGAATTTGGAACTTCTTCTTTGGAAGAAAAGAGGTCCCTACTATTGCCGTTGAAATAAACACAATAGAAGTTACTGAAGCTAAAACAGTAAAACCTTTAAAAGACGTTCACTTCCCAGTTACTGCATTAGCGGAAACTTTAGCTCCTGCTGAAGTGAAAAAAGCTCGTAAACCGAGAAAACCAAAACCAGCTGTTGCTAAAGAAGAAGTTGTTACTGACTCTGCTGATGCTCCAGTAAAAAAGAAACGCAGATACTACAAACCGCGTAAAAAGAAAACTGACGATGGCTCAGCTAAACCTACAGAAAAGAGCCTTTAATCCGGCTCTTTTCAATGTAAGAAATCAATTGTAAATATATTATATGAAAAAAGACAAATCTCCTACTATATGTCTTAACATGATCGTCAAGAATGAATCTCGAATCATGAAAAGATGTTTGGAATCTGTACTACCTTTTATAGATACATGGTGTATTGTTGACACAGGTTCTACTGATGGCACACAAGATATCATAAAAGAAATCTTAAAAGATAAACCTGGAATACTTCATGAAAAACCTTGGGTTAACTTTGGCCACAACCGTAATGAAGCATTAGCACTCGCAAGATCATGGGGTGATTTTACTTTATTAACTGATGCTGACATGGTATTAGTTGATAAAGGATTTAAGAAAGACAAACTTGATATTAACATCGATGTTTATGATATTGCTCAAGATAACTTAGGAACATATTATCATAACATGCGAGTTCTTAATAATAAAAAGACTTGGAGATGTATTGGCGTAACACATGAATATTATGACTGTGTTGAAGGTGTTCAATCAAGAGCGGTTCTTGATACATTGTTTTTTGATGATGTATCTGACGGCGGATCTAAAGGTGATAAGTTTCCTCGTGATATTGCTTTACTAGAGCAAGGACTTATTGACGAACCTGAGAATGGCCGTTATATGTTTTATCTTGCTCAATCCTACCGAGATTTTGGCAATCTTGACAAAGCTATTGAATGGTACACAAAACGTGTTGAGTTTGGTGGATGGGAAGAAGAGCAATGGTTTGCGCAGTATATGATAGGTTGGTGCATGATACAAAAAGACTTACCATTTGATGAAGTATATCCAGTGACAATGAAAGCTTGGATGATGAGACCTTGGAGATCTGAACCAATTTCAGTGTTAGCAGCGCATGCTAAAAAATTAGGAATGTGGCAACACGCGTATCAATTATCAAAAATATGTGCTACTACACCTTGGCCTGCTAATGATGTTCTATTTATAGTAAAATCTATTTATGGACCGTTTAGTGTTGATGAATTTGCAGTTGCTGCATTTTGGGCTGGCCAGTATGCTGAAGCAGAACAAGCCAATCTTTCATTGCTAAATAACCCAGAACTTGATAAACATCAAATACCAAGAATTAAGAAAAATCTTTGGTTCTCACGAAAAAACTTAGGTGTATACAACGAAGAATCTTTAAATAATTACTTCGAAGAAAAACGAAAAACAATATGAACATAGGAATACTCGCATCTGTCTATGGATATGGTCCTGAACAGATTAAACCTTGGGTTGAAAGTTTAAAAGCAACAAAATTTGGTGGTAAAGTTTTTGTGGTAGTTTACAACCCACAAGATTCTATTTTATTAGATTACCTAAAAGAAAACGGAATCTTTACTTTTACTAGTGAATTAAACGGTGATACCAACATGGCTACTCAAAGATTTTTGGAATATTCAGAAATCTTAAAATCTGAATACACAAGTGATGTTGATGCATTTATCGCAACAGACATACGTGATGTAATCTTTCAGTCAGACCCAGGTGTTTGGTTAAAAAATAACATTCAAGATTATGATTTAGTTGCAACATCAGAAGGTGTTACATTTAGACACGAAGATTGGAATGGGGATAACTTAGAATTACATTTAGGTAAGAACTTGTTCCTAAAACTTGCAGACAAAGAAACTTTATGTTCTGGAATCATTGCAGGCAAAAAGGAAATGTTAATTAAATTGTTTCAAACAGTTTATGAATTAGCATTCTTTTCAGCTGACCCAGGTGCTTTTGTTGACCAAATCTTTTACGCTGCCGCAATATACGAAGTATTTGCTGAAAGAACAAAAATAGTTCCTGCTAGTGATAACTGGTGCGCAAACTTAGGAACAATTAAAGCAATTCCTGAAAGTTCACAAGATTGGTCAATGGGATCAAGATCTCAACATAATTCATTTGAAAGAATCCGTAAAGTTAAAACTTTTAACGAAGCTTTATCTTGTGCTATTCCTACTATGGAAAATGGCAAAGTTGTAAATGAAAAGAAACAGCCGTATGTAATAGTTCATCAGTATGATAGATACCAACCGTGGAAAAAAGAAATACATAGTAATTACGGTATAGTAGAAATGGAATTAGTTAATTACCAAGATGTTATTACCGAAGATGCTACAATAGTTCAAATTGGATCTCATGATGGTATAGAAGGTGAAGAATATGGATTAAAAGAAACATTAGACAGATTAAAATCATTTAAATTATTCTTAATTGAACCGTTACCTAAATATTTTGACAAATTAAAAGATGTTTATGCTAAATGGGAATCTAACATAGTATTTTCAAACTGTGCTATTACAGAAGCAGATGGCAATTTTATGATGGTTGACCAAGGCGGAATGTCAAAAATAACAGACGGCGGAAACATTTTAGTATCAGGAGTTTCATGGAAATCATTTACCGCAATACATGATTTAGCTAAAGTAGATTTCTTAATGTTAGATTGCGAAGGTTACGAAGACACAATTCTTAAAAGCATAGATTATGATACTTGTGATATTTCTTGTATACGTTTTGAATATTTTCACATTCAAGATAAACTAGGAATTGATGAATTTTTAAAGTCTAAAGGATATGTAGTTAATTTATGTGTAAAAGATCCAAGCTATAATAAAATTGCCATTAAGAAGTAATGAAAATTGCGGTACTTTATTTTGGTCAACCTCGGTTTGTAAATAATGAAAAGTGTTTTTCTACACAGTCTAATAAAATTTTTAGTCAAGGTGAAGTAGATGTTTTTGCTCACCTGTGGGAAAACACAAATGAAGGGTATGGTTTTTCTACTTGGAGCGGTATGAATGAATGCCCGTCTGATATAACTGATGTTAAAACATTTGTTGAAAAATGGAAACCTATTAGAATACTGTCTGAGCCTTCTTATGTAATAAGCAATGACAATCTGTTTAAAAAATTACATGATAGGCTGCCTGGCGGAGATGACCGTTTACGCAATTTTAACAATTGCTTATCACAGTTATATTCGTTAGAAGAATGTATAAAACTATATGAAACTTACGTTGAAGAAACTAATGTTAAATATGACTTGGTAATTGTATTAAGAACTGATATTTGTGTTTGGGATTTTCCTATTTTAAAAGAATTAGATAATAACTATTTTTACTTTTCATCATTATTTTCAGCTAATCATTTTGCTGATTTGTGTTATATCATGGGTGCAGAATACATAAAAGGCTTAAAGGTATATTCATATCTTACCAATGAAAATTCTGACGTAAATTCCAAGTTACATTTTGGTAATGCTGAAAGTATTAAACGTCTATCAGTATTAAATAATTTTGATGATAGCAAATTAAGACAAGTTCCAATACCCGTTAGGGTTGTTAGAACATTAGATGATATAGGAAAACAATGGTAAAATTGTTAATAACTTTAGACCCACAAATTTTTATTTGTGGGTTTTTTGTATTAATTTTAACTATCAATATAAAACTATACACTATATGAACGCATTCTGTGAAAATCTAAAAGGAGTCGAAAAGGTAATGTACAAATCAGCATTTAACTTTCATATGAAAAATCATGCCGGAGCTACTGATGAATCTGCACATGAGGCTGGTCTTAAAGAATTAAAAAGATTAGGAAAACTTAGAGAAGAGCACACAAAACCACAAGTGTGGGTAGACATAACAACTGGAGAAAAACATTTAGCAAATTACTAAACATGGGAGAAACTAAACCAAAGACTACGAGAAAGAAAGCAGAACCGCAACCGGAGAAAACTGCATTTGAAAAAGTACATGACTTATTCATGGAAGATTTTAATGATAAAGAACTTCAAGAGCGATACGAGAACTTCATAAGAACTCGTGAAGGTGCTAAAGAAAGACATAACGCAATGGTACCGGAGATTAATGCTATAATCCAAAGAGGTGAGTCGTTAAAAGAAATTATTATAGATATGGCTGTTCATGGTTTAAACACCGATGAACCAGCTCGCATACTTAGAGAAACAGTTCCGCAGGCTAAAGAACTACGAGATAAGATTGCATATCAAAAAGGTATTATGGACAGTGAAGATGCTTTAATAAAAAAATACAAAGAAAATTCTGAAAACAAACTTTTTCATTATTGGAAAATCTTTAAAGCTTTGGATCCTACAATAGAGCCTTGGTTAGAGTGGAAAAAACCATATTGCCACCACATTATATAATTAATATAGTAAAAATGAAATACGTTAAGCAAATTCACAGAGGTGATCTTATTAGCAATTACTTGCTAACTGAGTTTTATGACCACATTGGATATAATGAAGAAGTGCCCTATGATATAGAAATCATTCATATTGGTAATGGCAGAGCTGATAACGAACCTATTGCTATTTCACATCTAAAAGAAATGATTGATGAATTAGAACAAAGAGGTTCAACCCATGTTGCCGTAGATTATAATCGTGACCATGATGAATACGAATTATCAGGGTATTCTTTTGAACAGTTAAACGCACAAGAACTTGAAGCAATAGAAAATAAAAAATTAACCGAGCTGGAAAAGATTGAAAAAATTCGAATCTTGGAAAGACAAATACAAGAAATTAAGAACACTTAAAATTTGTTAATAACTTTAAGCCCCAAAGTTTGCTACTATCAACTATAATAGTTAAATTTAACTAATCAATTAAATTAATCAAAATTAATCGCTATGTTTTTTACAAATCCTGACAAAAGACCGAAGATGGCAGAACTAGAAGAAAAAATGTTCTCTGTCGTTGAAACTATGGTCAAAGCACCAGACTGCATCATTGAGATAGATCCTGATGATATGAGTTACATGCTATCATTAGAAAAAGAACAATATTACATGCTGCTAGACGGTAACGGAGTTCAATTTAGTAATCACGGCTTTATTGTGATTAAGTCTTACTCTTCTAAAGTTCTTGACTACTTTAAACACACAGTTAAAAAAGAAACTATGCGTAGGAGAAAACTGCGTAAAGGTGAAATCTTTAAGAACGAAGGTAACTTGTTAGTTGCCATTAATGAAAAATTAACTAAACGTATACCTGTAGAGTTTCCTATACAACTTGCCAGGGTTTCAGCTGATGCGTAAAGTTTAACAAAAATTTAACATTCTAAATTTGCTTTACATTGGTATTTTGGTTAATTTTAACTATCAAATTAAAAATACACAAAATGAAAACCGTTACTTTTACAATGCAAGAGATCTGGGCAGCCTCGAAAACAACAGTCCAAAAGAATAAGAAAAAATACGACCGTAAAGATAAACACAAAAACTCTAAAAACAAATAATATGAAAAGATTCTTAATCCTAGCCGTATTGGCTTTAACACTTGCTTCTTGTACTGACCAACAAATGGCAAAAGATTTTGGTGGGTCTGCAACTGTGGAATTACCAGCTGGTGAAAAACTTGTAACCGTAACCTGGAAAGGTGAAGCTGACATCTGGTACTTGACCCGTAAAATGACAGAAAAAGATTCTGCTGAAACATATACGTTCCGTCAAGAAAAAGGAGCAATGTTTGACTTGACTGGAGACGGTCAAGTAATCATAAAAGAACGAAAATAAGTTTAACCAAAACCCAAATTATGCAAAACACAATTAACACGAAGTCGAAGTTCAAAATTAACACAGAAGCTATTTTTACAGCTCTTAACAAAATTGGAAAAGCAACTGTTATTATTCTTGCAGTAGCAATAGGTTTCATCTCAGGTGATATCTATAACAACTACAAAAACCACACTAAAATCTCGAGCATGCAAAATGCTCACAAATCTGACGAAACATCCGTTGCAGTTAATGAACGCGGCGAACTTATGATTATCGACAGAAAAACCGGAGCATACACTTTGTATGAAAACGGATTAGGACAATCTATCTTCAACATCTACGCAAACCGTATCTATCAGAAAAAATAATAGAGCCTATGAAGGATATGTTAAAATCACTGATCATTTTTATGATCGTGGGATTGGCTGCCTTCTGGCTTTATATGAAGAACGAAACAACCTTCAAATTGCCAGATGCGCCTGTGATAGACCAAACGTCCCCACCGTGTCTGCAAATGTACTATCTGATAGATAAGTACGCAGAAAAATACAACATCCCAAGAAAATATGCTTATGGGATTGCGTATTGTGAAACTCGTTATGTTAATCCGTTTCAGTGGAATTATGACCATAAGCAAACTTCATTTGCTGGAGCAGTTGGACCCATGCAAGTTATGGTACCTACTGCACGAATGATGTGGCCGAAAAAGAAATTCACAAAGGCAGATTTAAAAGATAACATACAATTTAATGTTGAGACAAGTATGAAATTACTTAGGCACTTACACGATAGGTATGGAAATTGGAAACTTGTCTTTGGTGCTTATAATACTGGAAGACCTATGGTTAACCAATATGCACTTAATGTTTACAATTACAATCTAAAATTCTAATATGAAAAAAGTACTACTTATATTACTTTTAGCAGTCGGGTGTGAAAGAGCACCCGACTTTGTCAAAAACGGTAAAGGTTATTGGATTAACACGCGTTGTGTTAAGTCTCATAGCGAAAGCAGGTTTGGACCACACTACGGTTACAACATAATGAAAGGTAAGTATGAATGGCATAACGGAACTTACACTCATACTATTTGTGATAGTTCTGTTACTGATACAATAGAAATACCAAAGAAGTAAAGTTTAACAAAAATTTAACATTTAGAATTTGCTTTGCTTCTTTATTTTGGTTAATTTTAACTATCAATATTAATCAAACACATATTACTTATGTATTCAGCCAATTACAAAATGCCAACTAAATTAATGGAAATCACTGCGCTTCTTGGTACTATCGAGATTTACAACAATACTTGTTATACTTGGTGCGGTCAAAAAGGTTTCTTTGTTAAAGAAGATGATAATCTTTTTGCGTGGTGCCCTGGTCCTGAAGGTAAAGGAACACCCTCATATTATAACAGAGAACATATTCAACATATCTGTATCAGCTACGGAGTACCATACATTTCTAAATAATCTAAAACTTAATCATTATGGAAAATTCTGCTAACATTGCAATTCTTTTACAGCTTCTGAAAAAACTTGAGCAACCTTATGTATACTCAGGTAATACATTAATCATTTCTCCTACATCTTCCCCAATGCTTGAGATACTTCCTGGGGAATGGGTTGACACCGAAATTTCTACTGACCTTCATTTAGATCTTACTACATTCGATACATTCGATTATATTGCTAACACATTCAAATCTTTTGCTGAAACTATCTAAAACTTAATCATTATGAAAAATCAAATCAACAACCAATCAGATTTCTTAAATGTAACTCTTAATCAAGTATCCCAAATTTACGTTGGTAAAGATCATTGTTGCCGATGTGGATGTGGAGGAACTTATGTTTCAACTTCATTCATGAAAGACGCAAGGAGCGATGTAAACGATTCGTTAGCTCAACGCAGATTAAACAAAGCACACAAACTTGTTAGAGAAGGTGCCTTTGCAGAATATGAAGGATCTTACGCAAACATTGTTTCTGGAGATAACCGAGCAATCTGTATCTACTTTGACGAAATTGCATAAGTAAATTTTAACAAAACTTTAACACTTAAAGTTTGCTTTGCTTCTTTAGATTGGTTAAATTTAACTATAATTAAAAAACAATATACAATATGACAAATCATTTTATTTACACCGGCCAATCTTTAACAATCGACGGAAAAAGTATTACTACAGGTGCTCACGTAAAAACCTTAGAAAAATCTGTATCTGGGATAACTGCTCTCGTTGAGACTATCTATACACACGGCGGATTAAGGTTCCAGTGTTTAGCTTCTGAATTAAAACCGTTTATCTTTTCTGAGAAAACTCCTATTGAGTTTGATTACTCAAAGATATCTAATGTAATGGTGGAAGGAATTGACATGGAAGACTACGGTGATTTTTGCGATGCCTCTATCACGTCTGCAGATTACGATGGTGAACCAATGACTGACGAACAAATTGAGGCACTAAATGAAGATAGTGAATTCGTTAACCAAAGCGTTTTTGCTCAAATCTATTAATCATGAGTGGAACTAAAAAATTCGTTGTCCTTGAGCATTTAAGAATGCCGGACAGAGGTTTCCGTTTCTGGACCACAAACACAGAAAACAATACGCATGTAAATGACGGTGGATTAGCTTACAAAGAAATCCTATTTACTGATGATACTGATGAAGCTATTAAAGTTTCACAGCAATCAAATCATGAAGCAATCCCTACTATGAGAGAGATTGAAGAATACGTTCAACAAAAATACCAGAGTTAATGAGAGTCGCATATCTACATGGCCTTGAGGCGCCGCATAAAACAGTTAAAAATGAATATCTGTCTGAAACATTTGAGTTCGTCTATGATCCTCCAATGAACTACAGAGATCTTGGTTTATTTGGTACGGTACTGCAAGGTGTAAAAGAACACAAAATAGATCTTATAATTGGTTCATCAATGGGTGGTTTCTTTGCTCATAGATTATCTACACTTACAGGTATTCCTGTTCTACTTTTTAATCCTGCTGTCGTTGACCGTAGTTTTGATCCTGTTTCCCACATGGGTGTTGAACGCGCAGAACATACAATTGTATTAGGTGCACATGATACTGTAATAAGTCCAGTTAAATCTTTGGATTACTTTAAATCTTGGGGCGCTAATCCTGATCTTATTCACGTAGAAGATATGGGTCATCGTAACCCACTAGAGATATTCCAAAAATATGTTAATAACTTTGTGAAATAAAATTTGCATGGTATGAAATTATTGGTTAATTTTGCTCTATAATTAAAAACAACCTATATATGAAATCATACGTCTCAACTTATTACGCAACACAAAACCAAGCCTTAGAGGCTGTGTACGCTGAAATTGCTCGAGAAAATCGATATGAAATCGTTTTCCCAGAAAATATCTGGACTGAACACGTAGCCTACGGTCATCAAGTTTTTTACAATCTAGAGTTAAAAGTTAAGAGAACTGGAAACCCTGCTAAGAAATATCTACATATCATTCTTTACAGAATGGCATCAGGTTCTTATGAATTAACTTTTTACAAAGCATAAGAACTAATGTTAAGAACAAGAATATAAACTAAAATCAACAATATGAATCCAAACCAAGAAGTAATTGAGCAAATCCAAAAAGGATCTGCTGAGTTTTTGGAAAGACTTGCGGACAGGTCTACCAGTGAACTAAAAATCCAAGATCTAGACATTGATGCAAATGGTATCTCTCATAACGGAATCCCGGTTAGAGATAATGCTTTGTCAAAAATCTTTGGTATGTTAAGAGTTAAGAAAAACTTTTCTGACTTTGCAACAAAAATGACAGAAGAAGATTGGAGATCTGTTTCTGACAAACTTAAAACAGCTGAGGGTAACGTAAAAATGTACGGCTCAATTGTTAAAGACGAAAAAGGAAATCAACAAATCGTTGATGTATTACCTCACAGAGATGGAAAGAAAAATGATGATGATGCTTCGCACCGTCAATATTTTGATTGGATAACTGAATCTTTAGAAGAATCTGAAAAGGAATACTCATTAAAGGCTATGAACTTTGATGTTGCTAAAGATAAGGTTGAACTTATTCTTTTAAACCAATCTGAATCTGTGGATGTATTTGGAAATGACGCTGACCTATGGAAAATGGGTGATCGTTTTGCTTTCACTGGATTACAATTTAACTATGCTCCGTTCTTTGAGAGACTAGTGTGTACTAATGGAAATACCGCTAACCAATTTGGATTTGGTGCTGACATTTCTAAAAACACTTTCAATAACAAGAAAATCCAATCAGTTATTGAAAAATCCATCAAGTTTCACTCTGAAACAATGCCTGCTACTTTAGAACAAGCTGTTCAACATTTAAAAGGTAATAACATCTCAATTAAAGAGTTCTATCAATTCCGTGAATTTTTCTCAAGCAGAAATGAAGAAGGAGTTTATGATAGATTACTTTTAGATTACTTTGATGATAAACCATTCTTCAAAGGGTACGGTATGGATATTGCATCTAAATCTCGTAAATGGAAAGGTACTGCTGACTCAGGAATTAATGCATATGATTACTTTAATGCTTTAACGTATATCGCTAGTCACCCAGACGAAATCAAATTAATTGGTGATCATAGAGCAGCATTGCAGATTGAAGCATCTAATCTTTTATTCAAGAAAGAATTGGATCTTGAAGATATTGCAACTGGTGTAAAAATTGATTACCCACGTTTGATTATCATGAACTAATCATACACATATTATATCTACAAAGGACTGTCTTCGGATAGTCCTTTTTTTATACATTTCTATTATGAATATATAAAGAAAATACTAAACCTTAATGCTGAATTACACAGAGTTTATAATTGAAACCTATGACGTTAGACATACGGCAAAATCTAAAGAAGTATTTCTTTTAGCTTGTGCTGAAAAAGGTGGTGCTTCTTTAGAAGAAAGCGAGTCATTACAGTTCTTTATTAACGAAGGTCTTATAGATACTTTATTCGAAACCTGTTTAAGTATTAATGAAGAAAGTTTTGCTGATAAGTTTAAGGCACTTGCCGCTGCTGCACAAGAAAAGATAAAAGAAAAGGGAAAAGACTATGCAGATAAACTTGGTGCAAAATCACAAGCTGCTTTAAAGTTTGGCGGTAAACTTATGGCGCCACTTAAATCTGTTTTAGGTAAGGTTAAAGAAGTATTGTTAAAAGCATGGAACTTAGCAAAAGATACTGCTCGTGCTTCTGTTGAAAAGGCTAAAGAAAAGATTAAAGCAAAAATTCAGCCATATCTTAAAGATTCTGATAAACGCAAGAAAATTACAGAGGAAGGTAAAAACCTTGCTGCAATGGGTGGAGCGGTTGCTAAATGGGCAACTGGAGATTTCGTTGGAGAATTGGTAAAAGGTGGAGAAAAAGCAGCAACTACTGAAGAATCATATATACAAGCATTTGAATCCTCATTTTACTATGCGGTAGCTGAAACGCTTAAAGAAAATTATTCAATAGATGATATTCTTAGTGAATGCGAATTATTTGAAAGTGACCATGCGGAAGCAAAAGGTGGTTTACAAATACCATTCATTTCATCTATCATGAGTAAACTTGCACACATGCCTCCATTTTCAGTGTTTCATAAAATAGAAGCTAAAGTTGCTTCTGCTGCTGAGACAGGATTGGAAAGAATGTCTATTCTTGCAACCAAAATTGCAAGTGCACCTGGGCCTTTTAAATTCCCAGTTGTTGCAGGGCTTGTTGGAATTGCTGCGGGATATCTTGCAGAGTCTACTTTTAAGAAAGGTGTTATGGATTTACAAGGTCTAGCAGAAAAAGGACTTGGCTTTGCTATCCCAGGATTTGGTATGGCTATCAAGTTTATGAAATACGGTGGTCTTGCATTAGCAGTCTATGGAGTAATTAATGAACTTGTAGGCGGTGACGAAAAAAAGGAAGAACCTAAGGAAGAAACTCCTAACGAAGAAAAACCTAAAGAATAATGAAAAACATAATTAAAACATACGAAGAATTTATCGGAGACGAAACTACTGATAAAGAAAAAGATCAAGCCTTAGCTCAAGCTGCTAAAGACGGAGATAAAGTTTACGTTGATGGCGACGGTAGTGCAGAAGATAGCGGTGCCGGTGAAACAGACTATGATGACTCAGAGGACGCAATGGGCGCATAAAATAAATAACACAAAATGGGAGTAATTAAAAGTTTTAGTGATTTCGTTAAAGAAACTGAAACATCAGAAGCAACGCCGTCAGGAATGGGTGTATCAACAAATCCAGCTATGTCTGAAAGTTTATGTAATAAACTAAAAGAATGTATGGAAATGGCAATGACTGAATGTAACGAATATCATAATGATGATAACACTGAACATAAAGCTGATGGTTATCTAAAAGAAGCTGAAGCTTGGATGGATTTATTCATGGAAGGAATGAAATCTACGTGTGAAGGTTTAATGAATACACCAGACGCACCAGACGGAGACATGCGTCAAGGTAACACTCAAGATATGAACTAACATAGGATTTAACGAAAAGTAATGAAACATATTAGTACATTTGAAAATTTCTTATATGAAAGCAGTTTTAATAACGTAGCTTATCATACGTCAGGTACTAAGATTTCTTCTTTTAAACCTGCACCAGTTTGGGTAACCGCAAACCCTGTGTTTGCTAAAGCATATCATAGTAATTCTATTGATGATGGACTTGAAGAAGCATATACATATGAAGTAAGAGTATCTGGTAACATGCTTTCACAAGATGATGCTAAAAAGTTATCAGAAGTGCTAGGAATAGATTTTGAAGAATTGGTTGCTGATCTTACAGCGCAGCCTGATGTAAGAGAACGTAATAAGTTAATTAAACCCTTTATTGGAAAGTGTGATGGTTTCTTTCATTGGGACTACGATCCTAGAGATTGGGGTGATGGGGAATCTTTATTAGTCTTTAACCCACAAAAAAATCTGCGTATAGTAAAGCAGATGAAATTTTAAAAAACAGTAAAACAATGAGTCTTAAGAATTATAATAGTTGGATGGAACTTAACGAATCAACTTCTGCTAAATCATTTCAGTATTTAGAGGCATATGTTAATTCAGGAGGTAACACTAAAGTAGTAAATTATAGTGACATCTTAAATGATAAAGCTAATGCTTTGAATGAAGGTGCGGTACTTAATGAAATAAATTTCTTTGAACATTTATTAGATGTTCTTGATAAAGATGCTCGAGAAGTTTCAAAATACACTGAAGATCTTGTTGCTATTTTACTTAAAGGAAGCAACTCAAATAATTACGGTGAAGCTGATACAATCTTTTCTGATGTTACAATGCCAAACGGTGAAAAAGTTTCAGTGAAATCATCAAAGCAAGTTGGATTTATGAAAGTTCTTGGGAGTTCAAGAATCAAAGTTAATCAAATCTTTAGTATCATATACAGCGGAGGGTTATCTCCGGTAAGTGATAAAGAAAAAGATCAATACTTTATAGATCTTGCGGCAGGTATTCGCCCAAAGGTTGAACCGTCTGGAACTTATTCTATTGCTGCTTGTTATAAAAGTGGGAATGACTTTGTGGTTGAAAAGACTACCGCTGTGTCAGGTAAAGACTTATTAACTTCTTTCATTAATAATGTAGATAAATTGCACGGTGATAATAAAGGAAGACTTGGTGCTGGAGATGCACTACAAAATATCTTAGGGTTTAAACCTACTGAAACTTATACAATTAAAGGTATTAGTGGAAGCGATATTCAAAAACTTGCAGGTGAAAGAAAGATTATTCTTAAAGCAATTGAAAATTTACCCACCAAAGATTTACGTAATATTGCTACTGAGTACCGTATTAAATAACAGAAAATTGTTAATAACTTTAGTCCCACAAATTTTTATTTGTGGGTTTTTTGTATTAATTTTAACTATCAATATAAAACTATACACAATATGAAATCAATGCAAGATTACTTAGAGCAGGACGGAAACATTGGATTTAACATTGCTATTTACAATCGTTTCTCTACTATCGGGGATTCTTCATACGCTGGTATCTGCGGTGGATTTGTTGAAGGAGTTTATCAATGGGCAGATCATAACATAAATGATATCTCTGAGGTTGCTAATTCAAAATACACAGGTTGGATTATTCGTTTTAATTCTGAATCTGAAGGCCGAGTTTATATTCCTAACTGGGTTATGGATGTTAAACCAAGAGATTGGAAACATGCCAAAAATCTGTTTAACAAGTACTTACAAGTTAAACAATAAGCAATTTTAATGACATTAAAGACACTTTTATTATCCATTAAATTATATACCTATGAGTATTAATACATATCATGAGATTACTGCAGAAGGCTCTAACATTTACCTTAAGAAACCAAATAGCAATAAAAAAGTATTACTCGGTGTTTTAAACGTTGATGATGAAAGATACATCGAGAAACTAAATGCAATTAAGAACGTTCTTTGTGAAGACCGCTTTGCAGAAATTCTTGACATTATATTTGACCGTCTTCCACCGTCTGCAAGAACCACCGGTACCAAAATCATAGGACGCTTAATTAAAGCATTCTATAATGGCGGTACTGAAAATCTTGACATCTTAACGGATATGATTAAAAATCCAGCGTACATTACAGCAGAATCTTTATCTGACGAACCTGTAGATATCATATCAGTTTTAACCAATCATTACAACTTTTTTACACCAGAGTTCTTTGAGGAATTATTTAAAGAACAGCCTGGTGATATGGGTCCAAGCGAATTAATGTTCTCATGTTTTACTACTTTCCAAAAAGGAACTAAAGGAGATCTTTGGGATCCAGCTACTGAAAGAGGAATTGAAGTAAAGGGTAAAATGGGTCGCTTGTGTGGTATTGGCAAAGTCTCCAATGGATTAGATGCTTTGGATAAACTTAATAAGATGTTTAACATTGATGTTGAGTTCCGTACTTTATCATCTTCGTATCTTAAAGCCTATGTATACCCACTACTTAAAGATGGTATATCATATGTTGATGCTGAGACGTTTATCATGACATTATCGCAACATCCTGAAACATTCCTTACATATAAGAATGAACTTATTACGCGAGTTCATAACGGTTTAAGAAACAAAGAAGAACTTTCAAATATTTTTCTTGCAGTTCAGATATTAAACTACTATGATTATTCCGGGTTTGATGATTTACTAATCTTTGGTGATGGTAAAGATGAAAATCCAAAATGTAAACTCTTTAAGATTAACGGAGCTTCACTTGATGAAATCATGGAATATGGTAAAATCATATCTTACTCTGGTTGGGGTGTAGGTCAAGAGTTATCAATAGGTGTAAGTATTCGTAAATCTGATTGGTTACAAATCGAAATTAGTAAATATGGTAGGATGACAAAATCTGAACGTGAAGAATACATCAAAGAATTTCCAGAGATGCTTGACTATTCTGATGAATTGGAAAAATCTGTTGAGTTAGCAAAAGAAAAGAATCGTGAGGCATCACGCTTACTTATGGAAAAGATTAAAGCAGATCCTATTCGTCTTGAGGCACATCGTCAAAAACAACGAGAACAATCTGCGGCTCTTAAAGCTAAAATTTACGCGGATCCTGTTTTACTTGCGGAGTACCTTAAAAAACAACGAGAACAATCTGCCGCTTCTAAAGCAAGGCTAATGGCGGATCCTGTTAAGTGGGAAGCACATAAAGAAAAACAACGCGAGGCATCACGCAGAAGAAATTTACTTAAAAAGGCTAAACTATCTAAAGATATATAGTCTATAAAATAAACTATAAAGTATGAAACATTTTAAAACTTTTGAATCTTTTGTAAACGAAAAGAGCGAATATACAAATGAAATTGCAGATATCACTCTAACCGAAGAAGAACTTAATGAAGGAACTGCTTGGTTTCCAGGTGAAACTATTGATGACCGTATTGGAGACGATTCTTCTGAATGGAACAAGTTTTGGAAAAACGCTAAGAAAGGGGATACATTCAAATCAGAAGCTGATGGAGTTGATCTTTATACTTGTAAACCAGGTGATGTTGGCAAAGCCAAAATAAAGCCAAGCATGATGAGTATTGGACACAACTATAGCAGAACAGGTGATGAGCCTGGCGAAGATTGTTTAATCATTGATAGAAAACCTTGCCAATGGATTGATTCTGATTATGATGAAGATGATAAAATTGACACAATCTTTTACACTATGAAAGGTGAGAACGGTAAAGTGTTCATGCTTGGAGAATTGTAATAATGAAACATATACAAACATTTGAGTCATTTGTTAATGACGAAATATTTGAAGGACAAACTTTTAAAGATTTAAGTAAAGCAGAACTTGATGAATTTAAAAACTTGTTTTGGGAAAGAATTGCTAAGGCTAATATAATTAAAAGCTGTAATTTTAACACAGAAACAAAATCTTTTAATATATTGTTTTATAGCGGAGTAGGACATGGCACTCTAATGGCAGTGTACAGCGAAATTAGAGATAACTTTGAAGCAATAAAAACTTTTGTTAAAAAGAAGTTTCCTGATGCTAAACAAATTAAAGAAACTGGTGAACATAAAACTTGGGAATTATAATTTAACATAATCTTGGATAGAAAGTTGGACAGTTTGTCCAACTTTTTTTATGACGAAAAACTATCTTATACTTAGTGAATATAAATAAAACAAAAATATACTATTATGTCAGAAGAAACTGAATACGTAAACCCAGAAGTAGTAAATGAATGGGACAGTGTCATTATACAAATAAGTAATGGCGAAGAAGGAACTGGAGCAATCCGAATGATGAAGCAAGATATTGATGCTCTTATGGAATTACATGGAGAAAGCAGAGGTAACATCTTAGATATGTGTTTACTTGCTATTGAAACTACTCCTAAAGAAAACTTTGGTCCAGAACTTCCAGAAAAAGAATAACACATGCCATTTCATCAAGATTTTGACGATTTATACGGAAAAGGGGAAATTAGCGTTAGACCTAATGGCTGGACTCCGCTCGTTGTCGAGTATGGCTACGGGAACATATCTAATCAAAAGAATTTCTACTGGCGTGTTAAAGGAACACAGCATACCTTTAGAATTTCTTATCAATCTTTAAATGAACTTTCACACGGAGACTATGGGAATCATATCGAATACGCTTTGGAAAATTTTAGGCAAGAGTACCTCTCGTGGGCCGCAAGCGGATTCACAGAAGAATGGATGGTCGAGTACCACAGAGAGTACAGAAACTTCCTTGAAATCTAGTGAAATATATACTAAAACAAATAATATGAGTCTTAAAACTTATCAATGGATCAAAGGTGAAAAAGCCGGAGACGTTGTAAAATCAGACAGTGAAATCGTTGAAGAAGGTGGAATGCAATTCTTAAATTTCATTGATGGCAGCCGATGTAATGCAAGCTTACTTGGTGATTACATTTTAGAAATAGCAGATGATAGCCCTGATAGTCTTATCATGCTAAACGATATGGCGCCACAACCACTACAGCGAGTTGAACCTGTAGCTGCAGTGAGTCAAGTAGTTAAAGAAGAACCTGTTAAAACTACCAGTCCTTTAGAAGCATTGCTTTTATCTTCAAAGAAATCTATTCAAAAAGTTGCTATTACTATTCAAATAGATGTACCTCCGTTTGACTTAATTAAAGTTTTAGCTTCTTCTTTTGAAGATGGCCAAGAACAAGTTTTAAAATACTTACAAGATAGTATTACACCAGAAATGGTTGAAAGTTTAAAACAACAAATAGCTCTTGAACTTACATCTGATATTTTTGACATACCAGCTTCTACTCAAGAACTAACAGAAAATTTAGAAAAATATGAAAGAGTATAAAGTACTTAAAAGTTTTAAACATTTTGATGTTATTAAAATTGAAGGTCACGAAAAGATAAAAATGAAATCCATGTCAGTTGGTGTTTTGCCATTTACTGTAGATGACATGAAAATGATTAGCAAAGTTGGATTACTTAAAGAATACAACACAATGCGTGAAGGTGATTTTTGTCATACAATAATTACAGGAACTGTTGATGATAAAGACGCTGATTTACTGTCTACTGCTAAACGTGAACTAACTGAAGAAGGTGGTTACACAACACCTGATGATGAAAATGCAAGATGGATTTATTTAGGTAACTTTTATCCTTATAAAGACAGTGACAGACAAGTTCCAACATTTGCGGTTGATGTAACAGGATTATCGGCAAAGACTCCTGAAACTGATGGCAGTAAAAAGGAAATGCTTTCAAAATTAGAAATGATGCCATCTAATGAAATTATGGTTACTGAAGAAACATTAGCATTGGCAGCATTCCTTAGATTATTTAATTACTTTTACCTTAAAGCAACAGGAAATGTACAATAGAAAACAACGAAGAGAGTTAGAGAAAAAAGTAGGTCTAATTAAAACTTACCAGAATATGTCTGAAAAAGACAAAGCTGAATTGCGTAAAAGACGTGCTGCTGCTGGTAGAGAAATACATTTGCAAAATCAGCAAGCTCGCGAACAATACGAAATGGAACAAGAAGTATTACGTTACCAACGAATACTTGTAAGATTCCAAGATGAAGGTATGTCTGACGAAGATGCCACAAAAGCTGCAGACGCTATTCTTAAACAAGAACAAGATAAAGCAGAAAAGAAACATCTGAAAAAACTAAGAAAAGAATAATGAATCTTTACATAACAGTAGAAGACAAAAATAAACTTAAGAAAGCTTTTCTTAACTTAAGAAAACAACAGATTATCACAGTTGATGATGTTGTTGTTGAACTTGGGTATGAAGTGGGAAAGGTGGATGATTATGCGTCTTTTATTGTTAATCAAAAGATTAAGAAAATAATAGCTTCGACTGCATCAGGTAAAAAGATGCAGTCAATTATATATGTCAACGATAAACTCAACGATGAGATTATTCGTGGACTAATCCACTTTTGCCAAGAGCAAACAGTTGTTAACCAAGTAATCCTCCTTACAGAAAAAGGTAGCAACGAAGATTTCTACGAGCTCTTTGAAGAAATCTTATTTTTCCCTACAATTAAAAAAGTGCATATCATAGAATGTGTATCTGTTCCTGTTGATTGGTTAGAAGAAACTGAATAGTCTTTTCTAATTTCTTAGAATTTCATTGTGTGATATATACTTAAAATAGACTAAAAGTCTAAGAAAAATCATTTATTTTTAAATGGCGGAAATTAAATACACATACGACATTATTCAAAGCGGCACGAATCAGCGTTTTCGTGTTTATAAAGATGATGCGGAAATATATGTTGAGCGTTACGATCTGGAAGAAGATGAAGATGTAACAGTAGATTACATGCGAGAGGAAGCAATACGTACATTGCTTGCACTTAATCCTGGAGTTGAAGGTATGACACAAGCGCCAGGCAAACCTACTACTAAACCTACTACTAATACAGTTGCCGCAGACGAAGGGACTAAAAAAGAAAAACCTACCGAAGATCTTAATCCAACAGATCCTAGATTAGTTTTTGCAGTTGGCCGAGATAAGCAAATAGTTTATTCTTTTGGTGCGGGTAATGAACATCCATTAACTGATGGTATGGTGTTTGGCGAAGGTGAAAAAGGAGATGGTAAGAAAAAACCTGCTAGAGATTTTAAAGAAGGTGAACTTGACGTAATGGCTAAAGACTTCTTTGGTGTACCTGCATTAATTAACCCTAACTCTTATATTAATTTACAAGGTGCTGGCGGAAAGGTAAATAACAAATATCTTATAGACCGTGAAAACGGTATACGTTGGTACAACATGTCCGAGCCTAATAGTGGTGGCGGATCAGGTGTAGAATCTTCAACTGCGCCAACAGTTAGTGAAATTATACGATGGTCATTAACAGAAGATAACGAATACAAGTTTCCTTATAAGTTTACAGACTTTGCTTTTTGCAAGTGGTGGAATAAAATACCAAATAACTATATGATAACGCTAAGACGTTATCCATATCCTGTAAATGATGCGGTCACAAGTGGCGCTGAAGCGCGTAAGACAGTTGAGAAAAAAGAAAATCTTAAACCTGTTGCTACTATGATTACGTTTTTAGGTGAAGACCCTGGAAATAAAATATCTTCTATTCTTGGTCCTATTGAAACAGGGTTAAACTGGGAAGATTTTACAGCTGACGTTTGGACAGTGTCAACAAGTGGTGAAGCTGCTTCTGCAAATAATCCTGCACCTAACATGGCTAAAATGTTAGGTTTCTTACAAACTGGTGATGCAAGAACTGGTGAAAGAGTACAACCCGTTGATCCTTATACTAATGGTCCTTACATCAATAAGATTATTGGGCCGGTTAACGTAATTGACACAACAAAAGGTAGAAAACGTGGATTAATGTTTAAACACTCAATGAATCTTGTGTTTGAGTATAGTTTAAGAGGGATTGGTGGAATTAATACAAAAGCAGCTGGATTAGATATCATAGGTAATGCTATGTTAATGTCTTCTGCATCTGCATCTTTCTGGGGCGGCGCAAATAGACACGTTCCTAATGCAGGCTTTGGGCAAACTGACCCATTTTTAGGTGGAGCTGATGGTCTTGCTGCTTGGCTTCGTGGAGATCCTGCTGGATTTATGACTTCATTAAAGAATCAATTTCTTGACATTGGAAAAAACTTAGACGCAATTTTTAATAAGATGTTAAGTGGGTCACCTACAGAGGCTTTATCAGATCTTGCTGCTGGTGGTGCTGCATTATTTATGAAAAATAGTACAACAAAATCAAGCATGGTTACTACAGGTATTCACTCTTTATTAACAGGAGCACCTGTTGGTGAATGGCATGTTTGTGTTGGACCGCCACAGAATCCGATGATGATGATGGGTAATATGATTTGTACTGGTTCTAAATTGGAGTTTAGCGATGAACTAGGACCTGATGATTTTCCAGCTGAGATAAAAATAACAATTACACTTGAACATGGAATGCCTCGAGATAAAGATGCAATTGAATCTATGTTTAATAAAGGCCGAGGAAGAATTTATGCTTTACCTAAAGGTTATGAAAAAAGTTTTGCGTCAAGCTCACAATCACCTATTGATACTTCTATTAAACCAAAGTATCATTATGCTAGAAACGATTCGTCTGCGGATGCAAATACTACAAACGGTAAAACACCAGATAAGCAAAAAGATGCTGACACAAATGCAGCAACACTTAGTAAAGATCCAGTTGTAAGTACAGTATTTGGTACAATGTATGCACAAGGATATGGTTATGAAGCAGCGTTTAAAAAATAATTAATAAGTAATGTTAGAATTTCCAAAGACACAAGATACTAAACCACTTGTAAAGGACGGTAAAGGTAATGAAATAGTAAACTTTATAGAACAAGATTTAATTGGCGGACAGTTAGGTTATAAGCCAACTGTTATTGATTTCTATTTAATTACAGCTGAAGACGTAATGCGAGCAGATTTAGTTACACAAAAAATGTACGGTTACTTAAAAGGATTAGAAGGTATGTTAAAGTTTAATGGGATAAGTAATCCTTTCTGTCTTGATGAAGGTGATGTACTATATACATTTGATGTACCAAGTATGAATGCAAATTTACGAAATGGTGCGGCACTTTCAGCAAGAACTGATATACGTGATCAATACCTTACACCTGAGAAAAAATCTACAGTCGATCCTGCTTTACGTGCTTTTGATAAACGAGACACACCAAGAAAAGCAAATCCAGCTAAAGGTAATAATCCTGCATTACCTCCAAATTATGCTGCATTTGGTGATACAGAATTACAAGTAAGAAATGGAAAAATTGTTTTTGGACCTAATGTTACAAAACAAGACGCTGACTGTGATAAACCACTTTCAAAAAGCGAGTTTATATCACGCTTAATTAAGAACAGACTAAACAATAAATAATGGCACAAGACGAAAAGACAATTATTAGATCATTACTTGACCCCAAAATAAAAATTGATAGACTTGAAGTTGAAGATGCTTTTGTTGGGACTAGCCCTAAGTTACCTGATAATAAGAAAGATACTGCAACTGGTCATCAAGTACAAAATGAATTAGGTGTTGATTATCCGTTTTTGTCTATTAACAATTACGTATTTGATGCTGATGAAATTAAGCTGTTTAAAATAGATGCTACTGAGTTTTTACCACAAGTAACATTTATGTTTACTTTAACTAAGTCAGACGCATTCAAATCTCAAGGATATCCAAAAGATGGCGATATACTTAATGTTTTTATTAGAGCAAAGAATAATGCGTTTAAGCCAATTCGTAATGACTATATTATTAAGAATGTATCTTCAGGGCCAGGAGGTAATGAAAATGCTGGAGGAACTACAACTATAACCGGAGAATTGTTTATTCCTCATATTAAAGATGAACTTATTAAGTCATACACAGGTACTTCTTTTGATGTTCTAAATAAGATTGCGCAAGAATTAGAAATGGGTTTTGCTACAAATGAAACTTCTACTATAGATTCTCAAGCTTGGTTATGCGCTGGTAGTACATGGGAAGAATACATTAATCATATTGTAGAAGCTGCTTGGAAAGATGAAAATAGTTTCTATAAGTGCTATATTGATGTTTACTATCATCTTAACTTTATTAACGTAAATAACCAAATAGAAGGTGATGGCACAATGGCTGCTGGTATTCTTGACGTGACAATAGCTAAAGACTTCTTTAACAATAAAGTTGGTGATGTTGCCGCTGCTGAAAAACCTGTAGGTAAGTTTTTAACTAACATGGGAAATATGTCAGGGACTAACATGTTTATTCGCGGGTATAAAACCAAGAATGAAAGTTCCAAGATAAATGAACAATACGGTTACAAATATAATGTTCAGTTTTTTGATCTTAAAAGTTTAAAGTATTGGAATATCTTTGTAGACCCAAAAACTTCAGACGGCGCTGAACAGAAAAAGATTATCTTAAAAGGTAGAACTTTTCCAAAGAAAGATGATGAAAAGGACGCACAAGGAAGATCACCATCAGCAAGTGAATATTGGAAAACACAAAACAAGTTTGTTTGGAAAGGAATACAGAGTACTAATGTTCACGATAAGTATACATTTGCTATTGCACATAATGAAAGAAACCTTCTTGAATTAAAAAAGTTATATCTTGAAGTAAATGTTGAAAGATGGAACCCAAATATATACAATAGCGAGAGAATACCGTTATTGCTAATTTCGCAAGCTGACCCAGTTAAAGCTGCAGCAGATGCTTCAAATAAAGATGCAGTTGCCAATGCTACGCCACAAGGTGCTGGCTCACAGCCGTCAATGGATCAATTTTATAGTGGGTTTTATATGGTAAATGGAATTATGTTTACTTATAATCAAGACGGACCTAGAAAAACTGGAGGACCTAGTGAAGGTGATTATGATGGACCGGCGTTCTTCCAAACTTTTGTAATGACAAGACGAGAATGGCCAACACCGCTCGGATAAAAATACTTATTAATTATGCAATACGCAGATAGTGTAACAAAATCTTTTTTATCATACGGTGTGCCTAATGCCACGGTAGTAGGGAGTCTTATGTCTACATGGCAAGATCCTACTTACATGGGGTTTCAATTTAGATTAGTGCAAAGCGCAAACGGTGATACTGATTTAGATGATTTACCACATGGTATTTTCTGCGGGCAATACATATCTCCACCAGCTCCAAAGGAAGGGCAAACACCTAATACCACTGAAGGATGGAAGCATAGCAATAAATATTCTGCGTACAATTATCTAATTAATCGTGGCGAATACAAAAGAGCTGAGTACATACGTTTATTTGAACAAGGTTTTGAGGCTTTAGTTAAAGAATGTCCTTGGTATTTTGTAAAAGTTTCTGGACTTGCGGATTCATGGAAAATGGACCCAGGAAATAACTTTAGAGGAAAAGATAAAAAAATAACTATAGAAACATTAGAATCTATAGATATGAAAATAACATTTCTTTTAGACTGTTATCGAAAAGCTGTATGGGACGCTAATTGGATGAGATGGGCTGTCCCTGATCATATGCGTTATTTTAAAATGGCAATTATAGTTAGTGAAGTGCGACCAATGAAAATTGGAAAGGGTGCCGCGGCTGCTGCAGTTAATCCAGGGCAAGACAATGCAAACCCAACACAAGATTCAAAACTTAAAGCATTAGCAAAAAAGGTTGGTGCCGCTGCACAAGAAAAAGCTATGGGAGCAGCAAGAAATTTAGCTGGTAGTGCAGGATTAGATATTCCTGGCCTTTACCCAAGGATCTC